ATTTGAATCGAAAGTTTCTTTAGCACCTTCTAGAATAGCAGTAGCGGCTTCTGACAGTTTAAATCTGTTTGTCATTTAAAAATCTCCTTGATTTTGATTATTTATTTATAGATTAAAGTTTTTTGACGAAGTTTTCAAATATGCGAAGACTTACTGCCTCGATTTCCGCTGAAGAAGCTTTTCTGATTTCTCTTACTGCTTCTGCGTGGTCTACTTCAGTCCAAACACCATCAACCAACATCCATTCTTTTCCTTCCATGATACCTTGAACGAAAGCTCCAGGTGCTGAAGGGTCTGCTACAATATCCGCCGCTGTGGCCAGATAAAAATCGGATTGAACAACATTAACACCGTTAACATTTTTCAGTGATCCCATGCCTCTTGATGAAACTCCTAATGACGCACCGCCTTCAATTAATTGACGAGCGATATTTCCCATAGGAGTTGCCATAATTTTTGCTTTACCAATCCATTGAGTACCGTCTTCACGCAATCCAACAATCATGTGTGATACACGGTCTAAATTAATTGTAGGTGAATCTGGATGTCCCAATTCACCAAATGCACGATTTTTGTTGATGTACTCTGTGGTATAACGATACACTTCTTTCTTCATCGTATTATATTCATACAGGCGCCCATTCTTGTTTTTCTTTTCAGAAACAAGAAATGGACCTTCTATATACAGTTCTTTTTCTCCGTCAGCACCTTCGGTAATATAATTAACGGTTTCGTTGATTTCTTTAATTAATTTCATATTAACCTATCCCGTTATTACCGTTTGGTGTAATGCCATAAGGTGTGTAGTTGAATGCTGCAGGATCTCTGAATTGGCCGCGTGAATAGTATTCGTTATGTTTGCGTAATTCTAGAATGATTGTATAAGAATCATTTGCTAACATGCCGCGAGTTATGATACCAATATTTCCATTTGCACCAGCTGTTCCTGCTGTGTTATTTGGAATAGTAATCCAGTTGCCATTGCCGTCATATTCACCATTACCATTTAAATAAAATATTGGTAGTGGTGTTGTGGCTTGCCAATTTAATTCAACGTCAGCTGTTGTTGCACTTGAACAATCGTACCACAAACGATACAATGAAAGTCCATAGTATGATAGTGCAGTATTCGCTGCACCACCTTGTGAGTTAGCAACAGGATAACCATTGGTTGCTAATGCACCAGAAAAGGTATTGGCCATGATTCTACTAGCATTAGATTCTTGGCCGGTACCGTCAAATTTACCTGTTAGTTTAATGACAACGTGTTGCGTGTCATCTTTTAGGATTTGATATGTAAAAGCATTTGCCATGTTTTATTCCAATTTTAGTATCTGTCGCCGCTGCTGTGTGTGCGTCCAGTTTTTGTTTCTTTTGTTTTACCACCAGAAGATGATTTTGCAAACTCAGAAGGACCTTTGCTTTTCATTGTGAAAGCATTTGGTTTCTTTGGTCTTTCTTCTTTCTTTTCTGCATTTTCACCTTTTTCTTCATCTTCTTCGGCAACATGTTCCACTTCTTCTTTTTTATGGTCTGCCATAGTGTGCTTGCCATCACCGTTTTTATCTAAAGATTTCATCATCTTCTTTTCGGCTTTTTCATGTGCAGTACCTTCTTCACCTTCTTCTTTTTCCTCTTTAGCTTCTTGTCTGATTAAACTACCAGCAATTTCTTGTTTCTTTGCTTCAATAGCAGCAGTCACTCTATCGTGAATAGAAGCGTAAAGTTCGTTACGAAATTCTACACCATTGCTGTCCATTGCGTAATCGATTAAATTTCTTGTTGCGTCCATTTTTATCTCCTATTAACTTAGTGTTCTTTTGACTACTTCTAAAACCGGTTTATAATCTTCATTTTTTGGATTCTTCTCTTTTGCCTGGTTAACCTGTTTATCTAAGTTAGCCTGGTGAGTATTCTTCTCCATATCTAGTTGTCCTAACATTTGTTGTTGTGCAACATCTGTGGTAACTCCGACTGGCAATCCAAATCCTGCATCTTTTTCTTTTTCCATTTCATCTTGCATGACTTTGATTTCATCGTCATCCAAGCGCAATACGTTTCTTTGAATCCATGCCTGAGAGAAATATCTACCAGTGTATGGATCAACCTCACCTAACAACGACAATCTTTCTTTCATCAACTCAGCTTCTTTAAGCTCAGTGAAATTATTGTCTTTAATAAAGTTATAGTGAATGTATTCTCTAAATGATTTCCATTCATCATCTGTACATATGCCTTTAAGTACACATTGTACTCTTAGACATTGGTCAAACAAATCTGAGAATCTACTTCTCATACGTCCAACAAACTTAGCAAACTTCAACTCGTCACGGGTAATCTCGCCAACACGGCCTAAAGAGAACCCAGACTGATTAGGATCTAACCTAGACACAGGAACATTCAATGACTTATATAGTTTCTTTTCAAAATACTTAACGTCTTCTAGCTCACCTAGGTTTTGTCCACCTGGAAGTGTAGTAATTTCTGTACCTTTGCCACCTTCTCTACGAGGCAACCAAAAGTCTTCCATCATAGACAAGAATTTACGGTCATCACGAATTTCACCTGTGTTGGCATCATATACCAACTTGTTCTTATACTTGACCATAATGTCGCGCAGATATTGTTCTGCTTTCAACTTGGGTAAATTACCCACATCAATGTAGAAAATACGGCGTTCAGGTGCTCTAGAGATACGATAGATAACTGTCGCATCTTCAATCATACGCAGCTGATTTAACGGTTTGATTGCTTTGTGTAGATATGATAAGACAACAGCCCTACGAGAATCCATAAGACCAGAAACCACAGAAACCACTGAATCTGTAGTAATTCTTGTACCAACTGGGCCATAGTTTGTAGAACTCCCTGTAGTTACTTTGTCATTGTAAATGTAATATTCATTTACAACATTCATAACTTCTACGCCAGTGCGTTCATCTTTTTGTTTTTTGACTTCACGAATTTTACGCATTTTTCGTGGGTCAATATATCTTAATTCTCTAATACCTTTTGTTGGTTCTTCGCGGTCAACAATGATATGGTAATAGAGTTTTCCGTCGATGTAGTATCTACGGAATATGTCTTGTGCCATTTTCGTATAATTCAACATACGCAAAATAGTACCGAATTCGTCTTTGATGGCCTTCTTAATCTTATCAGGTTGTTCTAGGTCATCTAAAATAATCTGAATGTTTTTACCATCATCATCTTGGCATATTGCTTCATTTACAATATCATCAATAGCAGATTCAATTTCTGGTTGCATTGCCATTTCACGATAACGAGAAATTAATTCAACTTCATTCTTTGCAGTACCATCTAAGTCAACATATGTTCCATAATATGCAGCAGATGTAATCGTTAATGCACCGTCATCATTACTCGGTGGTGAGAATGATTGTTGAGAATCTTGTTTGTCTTCATTCTCTTGGCGAGATATTGTGAAGCCAAAAAGTGAAAATTTATTTGCCATTTATTTTAAGTCCGTTCAAAAAATCATTAAAAGAGGACCGAAGTCCTCTTTATATAGTAGACTAAATTAGGTTGTTAAACCTGTGCTTTTCCCATCAGTGCCCGTAGTCCAGTACTGATATGCAAAAGTTACAGTAAATTCTTCAATTGTATCGTTTGTTCCCCAATCTAAATCAATAGGAGACAAATCAACCGGAAACATGCCAACAAAATTATAAGATTTTATTACCTTGGCCGCATCGCCTGTTGGTCCACCTTTTCCATACTGATAAACTAGTGCGTCTAATGTATACGGTATTTTTGCTTGACCTCCCGCGGACCCAACTCCTCCATCAGTAGTTCTAACATTGGTTTCATGTGTGTTAATAGAATTCATCCATGATTCAAATGAATTTCTAATTAAAAAGTCTTCATCGTTAATAATAGTAATTGTCCAATCCGCAAAAGTTCTATTACCAGCAAATTTCATTTCACGGCCAAAATAATACATTGGAACAATACCAAGTGTTGAACCCGGTAATTGTGCAGATTTTGCCATAAATTGAAGCTTATCGGGAGCTCCTGCTATAGGTATTGCAGGCATACTCACCTGAAATAAATTAGGACGAGCTCCATCTCCCTTTAATCTTGTTGTAAAATCTGTAATCTGAAAAGCCATTTTTTTCTCCTCTATTTGTTAGTTTATTTATTACGCGGTGGTGTTAGTAATTGTTGTGAAATTAACACCAGTACCAACTGCAACAAAATTCAACTGGATAAAATTAATAGAACGAGCAGGTTGAATGTAAATATCGCCAACAAACTGATTGTTATTAATAACAGAAGGGGTATTATTTGTTGAATCGCAAACAACTTGGAACGAACTGATACCTTTTTGTGCTTGAACAGAACGAAGATAAGGTGTTACCAACGAAACAAATTGTGCTTGTGTAAATGCATCATTAAATTCAAATAGTGAGAATCTAGCTGCTCTTGCAATTGCTTGTTCAAGAACGATAAACAATCTACGAACATTGATACGGTCAAACGCAGAAGGTTGAGTTTGCATGGTTTTATCACCGAACAATACTGTACCTGATCCTGGGAATGAAACGATTGGATTAACAGCAACTTGATATAGATTATCTCTATTAGTTTGTGTTGGATTCCATGCTACTTTAATAACATTCTTGATAACGCCGCGAGTATAACCAGCAGGTGAGTACCATGGACTTGTTGTTTGGTCTGTGTTTACGCACAATCCTGCAACGTCACCATTCATTGGAACCCAAACATAATTGTTATTGTAACGGTCAAACAAATATTTCCAACCAGAATCCGCAAATCCATAAGAACCATTTGGTCCGCCTGTCAATGAAGAAAGACCTGCCATCCAAGAAAGAACACTTGATTGTTCACTTCCTGAATTATTGACAACTGCTGATATTGGTGGTGAAACAAAAGCAACACAATCTTTACGGGTAGCGGCCATGTTGATAGCTGCTGTTTGAACGGCTACATTTGTGTATGGACCTGTTGTCAACAATGAAATTGATGTTTGTGCAGTATCTGTAAAAAATGCCATAGCAGAAATAACATCCGCATCTGTAACAGCAACATCAACACCACCAGTCATTGGTAATGTATAAGGTGTAGCTAAAGTTGTGAAACTTGTATTGGCTGCTGTTCTACCCCATGTAGCATTCGTTGCAGAATAATTTACTGGATCAACTGCATAGATATATTTTGAGTTATTGAAAACAGCATTTTTGTAATAATTTGATTGACCAAGAGAATCAACTGAATCTACTGCTTTTGATAGATACGCGAATGTTTCTAAAACTGTACCTTTTGTTCCAGACAACAAACCACCAGTATCAACAACTGCAATGTGAATTTGGTCATTTGCACCACCAACTTGTGTAGTGGAATAACTTGTACTTGGTGCACCATTGAAGAAACCTGCAAGAGCTACGTTTGCATAATTTGTTCCTGCAACATTATACAATGCAATATTCCATGAAGAAAATTGAGTTGTATTAGAACCAGCATCAACTACAGAAACTGTCAATGAGTTTCCTAAAGCACCTGGATAACGAGCAATGAACGCGCCGTAAGAATTAGATGCACCTGAATTTAGTAATGTGTATTGGAAAGCATCTTTATTCAAAACCTGTACAGCTGTACCAGCATTAACAGCATTTTTAGTTCCAGAATTAACTGCACGAACAACTTGAAGATTGTTTCCGTATGCCAAAAATGAAGCAGCTGTCCAAAAGGAAGAAGCAGTATTTGAATCTGGTTGATAAAAAATGTTAACAAGAGTTCTTTCGCTGTCAACTGTTGTAATTAATTTGCCTGGACCCCAGTTAAAGGCTCCTGCATAAGCACCGGCTGTAGTTAGAACTGAAGGAACAACTGTTGTTAAGTTGGTTTCGGTTGTAATTACGCCTGGAGATAATTGAGCTATTTGCGCCATTTGTGTCTTCTCCTTAATATTGTTCTGATGTTTGGCAGTTTATACCAATGAATTATTTATGAAACATAATTTTTACATATTTCTGAGCATATCTCGCGTGAAAGAACCATAGGTATCTCCACCAACAGTAGAGTCCCACAAATCGCCACCAATCAATTCAAGTTCCATTTGCCTACCATCGTCCATTATCATTTCTGGTAAGCCTTCATCATCAACCTGATTCATTCTTTCCAATTGAATCTGTTTACGAATGTCATGGCTAACAATTTCTTTGAAGTAGGTTTGAGTAGTTAACCATGCAAAAATCACCAAAGACATAACTAAGTCATCATTTGAACCTTCTTCCGCACAAAAAGAGTTTTTCTCTGCAACAAACGTGGTCAATTCTGAAATAGTATCAAAATCATTGATTAAAAGTTTATCACCCTCAATCAACATTTTAAGATTAGAACAACCAATTCGTTTGACTTGAGGTGACATTTTCAGACCCAGCTGAATACCTCTTGCAAAACCTGCCGATAATTGTTGTGGTTTCTTGTTACCAGTAAACACTTTCCAAAGATTTTCGTATTCTAAATCATTGTGTAAAGTTTCAGCCACTTGTGGTGTGTTATTAATTTCTACAAGAACATATGCATCATTATACAATTTTGCAGTATTATAGATTACAGTTGGAAATAATACAGGTGATATAGACGAACTGTGATATGTTGCAACCTGTTTGTATGGAGTATGTGATATGTCCATTACATTAAATGCCGAACAGTCCATGTTTCGACCTTCAGAAACGTCTACCGTTATTGCATACAGATGGTCTTTTTGATTTTCTCCATCAGACTCTTTGATAGGTTGTTCGTAGATTTTAACCTTGTCGTGTTCATAAATGGCATCCATGTATGCCAATTGTTGGAGTTTTTCACCTGAAATCAAAGTGTTGGTGGAACCCAAAAACTCACATTCAAACTCTTGCCTGAATTGTTCAAGTGAGGTGTTCTTGATAGTTTCTTCTTTCCATTTTTCATCACGACCTGGAACCATAGACCAATGAATAGAGAAAGTCTTGTATCCATTCTTTTTGCCAATAGCATCCATCCACAGTTTGTAGAATAGATTCATACCGTTTGGTGTCGATACAATAATAATCTTGGTAGATTTACCAGAAGAAATGACAGGATATACAGAGTTAAAGAATTCGTTTGCGATATTTGCAGGAACGAAAGCAAATTCATCCAAGAATACTACATTGAAAGAACCTCCACGAACTGCGGATGATGAGGTAGATGCGGCAATAATCTTAGAACCATTTTCTAATTCAACATTACCTTTGTTCCAAGTAATGATACCCTGTTGCAACCACATTGGAAGATTCTCATATGCCAACTGATACTTAGCCAGAATGTCTCTTGCAAGTGATCCCTTGTTTGCCAGGACTGCAATGTTCTGTGAGTCTGTAAAGAGTGTTAACCAAAGAAGATATGCTACCGAGGTTGTTGTTTTACCAACCTGACGAGGACATTTTGTGATTGCAAAACGATTCTCATGGTATAATCGAATCATGTCTTTTTGAAATGGCCACATATTGAATGGTATCAGACCTTGATCCACGTTGACAATCTTGATATAAGTTTCTGCAAAGTATACTGGATCTTTTGCACACTTCATGTATTCTTCCACTTGTTCTTTGGAGAACTTTATTTGCACCCCTGCTTTTTTTAACAGAGGATTATCGCGGTATGAATCTTTATTAATCATTCTTTGCCCTTAATTAATTTATTAAGTTCAGAAGTTGAACCAACAAATATGGCTTTATCTATATGTGTTGCACCTGATGGTTGATTTTGTTTATTCATTTCACGCATCTGCTTCTGTACTGCAAGTAGTTCTTTGTTTGCATCTACTACATTTTTAAGTAGTGTTCCGTACACTTCAAATGCTCTTGGATGTTGACCTGCTTTTGCAATCATCAATATTTCTTCCATTGCATCTTTGCCTTGGTCAATCAAGTCTTGAAGATTGGTCTTAGTCTGCTCATAGGCATCGTTCAAATCTTCTTCTAAATTTGAATCTAATTGCGAAACAGGTGTTTCTGGTTTCACAACAACTGGTGTTTCTGGTTTTGGAGCAATATCAAATATTTCTTCCATGTTTTTTTCAAATGTATTCATATTATAATCCGTATTTAATAACCAAATCTTGCTTTATATGTTGCGTGGAGTGATTGAATATCCGCTAAAGCTAATACACCATTGTACGCTTTGACAAATGCAATATTACCCGATTGAACTTCTGTGCCTGCTGCTCGGCTAAACATTCTTAACTGATTAAAACCTCCACCAGCAGCATTTGTTACTGTGAATGCTGCAGCTGATGGTGCCGTGCTTGTTGATGTATACAATTTACCAGTACTTGTAGTTGTATCCCAAGTTGCCCAGTCTAAGTGCCAAACTGTATCAGCACCAGTTGATGGTAAATTAACAGCATAGTTTGGATAAAAAGTATTTGGGTTACCATTATAAGCACCCATCAACCAATCTTTAACACCTTCATTTTGAGTATTTAATAGTCTACCAGAAGATGTTGCGGATAGTTTGTATGCCATGAATACTGTATAACTTTGTCCAGTCACATAATTTGGACCACCGTAAATATAATCTGTTCCTGTACTATTTGATTTAGCAAACGATCCACCATTAGCACTGTTCCAAGAAAGTGAAGTGCCGTTGTTCTGGGTTATATTATAGGTTCCAGTTGCATCTTTTACATATATGAATGGTGTTGCAGAATTATATGTTACAGTACCATTATTTGTAACAGTAAGTGGGGCTGCACTATAATCAGTTAACAATGTTGAACTATTTTGTGGTTGTATAAACAATACTGTATTTGTAATTGGGTAAAGTGGTTGTGTTGGTGGAGTAAAGTTTGCAGTATAAACTGCTGTTCCCTTGACTATTCTAAAGTTACTTATACGACCATTAAAATAATTGTTGGCTTGAGATGAACTATATCCAATTTCAAGTATTCTATTAGCTGAACTATCATATCCAATTCCGCTTTGAGACATTACAGAAACTCCATCTACAAATAGTGTTACAGTTCCGCTGGCTCTTACTAACGCTATATGCTGCCAAGTATTTAAGTTTATTACTGTATTGGTAGCACTTTGATATTGACTTCCATTGAAGTAAAAAATACCACCATTACCATTAAGGTCTACATTATCGGTGTTAGTTCCAAAATACCATAATCTTCCTGAATTGCTAGTAGTGTAGAACCAACCTTCTATTGTATAATCGGCAGTTCCAAACGCAAATGCAGCACTTGAGGCTAATGAAAGATACTGACTGGTGCCATTTAAATTAAAACTGCCACCTGTACTAGGAAGTGCTACAAAATTAGCTGCGTCTAAATCATAGACCAAACTTGGTGTAAACACTGAAGCAGTAATAGTTCTTTGAAAATTACTGGCTACCATAGCCATCATTCCACTCATTATACTACTCCCGTACCATTAATAAACCATGTATTTGCAGCAACCCTCATTAATGTTGCCATACCATATGTAGTAACATTTCGTGAAGCACTTGTTGTATTACCTGCAAGATACAATGACACGCCAGTATTTGGTGTTATTGTTACATTTGCAGCTGATGTTGTTTGTGATACAATTAATACGGCTGCACCATTTTGAAATGATGCTTGTCCCGAATTGGGAATATACAATGTTGTATTGGATGCTTGAGTGTAGTAAATATGTTTACCTGCATCAGATACTTGTAAAACATAATTTGTTGTTTGTAGATTTTGTGGTATTGTATTTGCTGCGGTATTGGCTGCCGTGAAAGCCGCATTAGCATAGAGTGCTGCAGAATTTGCCACATTGCTTGGTGTATTGGCTGTTAAAAACGCGGCATTAGCATATGTACCAGAGGTTATTGCGTTGGCATTGGCACCATTGGCTGCTGTATATGCCGAATTGGCGTATGTGCCTGTAGTATTCTGTGAACCATATGATGAGTTTGCCTGAGTGAACGCAGCCGTAATGTTGGTGTTTTGTGTTAAATTAATTCCGTTTGCAGAAGAAAAAGCAGAATTAGCATAAACACCGGATGAAATTGCATTTGCGTTGGCACCATTAGCTGCTGTATATGCTGAGTTGGCATAGCTACCAGTTACGTTTTGAGAACTATAAGCCGCATTGGCTTGAGCAAAAGCTAAATTGCCTGTGTTATTTTGAGTAACATCTATACCTAAAATTATTGCAACATTAGAAGCAAGATAGGTTAAATCTGTGTTTGCCTGTGCATATGCTGCATTAGCCTGATTGAATGCTGCCTGTAATGTTATAGCATTTGCAGTATAAAAACCACCAGGTTGACTACCAGTGTGTACTGTAATTGCATTTAATGTTGTATCTATAATTAATTCACCATTTGCTCCAGTTATACTTGAAAGATTTGCTGTTGTATATCTTCTAAATTGTAATGTTTTTGCCATTTTTAAATCCTTGAATTAAGTATTTGGATATTCGGTGATAACAGTATTGTATGTGAAAGGATCAATTGGTCCATTATCACTTGTTACCGTTAGTAAATCTTCTGTTCCGGTTTCGGTCATAATATCTTCTGAACCTGTATCTGCCGCTAAATCATCTTGAGATGGACCATATGCGGGTGTGATAACAATATTTGTATATTTTTCAGTTACGATATTATAAGAATCAAAAGTCCATGTTGCATCTGTTATGGAACCAATTAGTTTTTGACCTGATATAAAATTACCATCTAAATTACTTACTGTTAATTTTAAATTTAAATAGTCCCAATTGACAATCCTTGCACTTGCTGTCGCATAAGCAGGAGAAGCTCCCTGATATACCAATTCACCAATCTGATAATCACCTGTTCCAAGAGGAGTAAGCGAAAATATCACAGTATCTCTGTCGGATATTGTATTGTATATATTAGTAATGGATGTTTTAATTACACCAGCGGTAGATGTTGCACCAAATATAAAACCTTTGACAGTGAAATTTAATGTCCAAATTACAGACCTTGTATCTGAACTATAATCACCTTCATATGTTACTTCATATTTTGTATCTTTTAAAATAACAGGAACTTCTTTAACGATTCCCATTTCAGGAATCATGTTGACCTTAATCGTATAATCTGGTGCAAAAAATGGTAAAATATGTTCGATAATTTGATTTCCGTCTTCAATGTTTCTTACATACAGATACAAAGAGAAATCAAAGTTATATGGAACAGGAACATATTGAGAAGAAGTTACGGCACCACTTTGATTGAATTGTTTTATGTTTGTCATCTGTTTTCTGGTCGAATCATAAGATAGGCCATTCATCTCATATGACATTCTAGGCAAAGTCATCATAACTTTCTTGTCAAGGTTTGGGTCACCTTGTATACGCATTACATATAATTCTTTGGTTGCATATTCAATAGGAACAATGAATCTTTCTTGTTCCGAATCATCTGCATTGTAACGAACCATTGTGATGTTCTTAAACAAATCACCAAAAGCAACAGTTATCTTTCTTATCATCCTATTGTAGTAAACATTTGCCATTATAAACCACCAATTGGATTAGTTTCTGTCGTGTTTATATAAGTGTTACCTTCTGATTGCAATAGACTGTTTGAATATGGTTCAAGATGTCCTGGATTATCTAAAGGATCATATGAAGATAATGTGAATCTGGCATTACTTGATTGGCCAATAATAGTTACACCATCGACAAATTCACCTGCAATGTATATAACAGAAAGTGTATTAGTTGTTGGAATCCAAGTTTGTACAGTAGCAATTGTTGTTGCATTTGCATATGTATTATCAGGTGATTGATATACCAATTCTTTGAGTGTATAAGAACCTGTACCAGCACCAACATTTAAATGTAGTGTATATGCAGAATCTGAAGAAGCAACATCTATATCTGCCATACCAGTAGAAATAATTTCTTGTGAATACTTGAATTTTTCCATTTCCAATTCGTAGTAGTATGGATTTCTTCTTCCCAATGTAAATCCATCTTTGTTTTGGTCAACATATTTAATCTCATACAATTCACCACCACCGTTCAAAAATGGAACGTAAACTAAGTCACCTTCAATTGGTCTTAAATAAGTTGTTTGAGGTGTTCTTTGATAGAAAGCCTTGCGTGAAACTAGTACATGGACTTGATTGCGTATTTCTAAACCAAATTTGGAAAAGAAATCTTTTTGTCCTTCTGTTCCCATAACACTAGACAAATACATCTCAACAGGAAATGCTGTGTTGAATTTCTTTACAGGATCTTCACCGTATAATAAATCTCTTGCTATAGAATTATCATTAGGAATATAGTACGCATCAAAGCCCTGAATCTTAATTGATTCAGCCATCAAATCATCAACGAGCCTTTGTTCGCTGTATTTGGCTTTGTAATTATTGAAATATGGTGATGTTGCCATTTTAGTTCATCATGAATTCTAGTGGGCCACCGTAATTTGTTTCCATTTCTTGATGGAGTTGTGATATTTCTTCAATAGCTTCATCAAATACTTCTTTGCCATTCAATGTTATTCCGCCGGGTAATTGAATACCTCCAAATTTCTTCATGTTCTCACCCCAATTTTTCTTAATTAAAGCAGTAGCATAAAGTTTTAGAAATCGGTCTTGCCAAATATTTGGATATGAAGTTGGATTAATACCACCATAAGCTTCGGCAACAACTATTGTTCCTACAGGAGCTTCTTGGTCACCCCAAGCCCAATCGATATACAGTCTTTGTGTTACTCTATTCCAACGAATAGGAACTTCTCCTGTAAACATTATTTCCAATGAACGAAGATGTTGTTGAGTCAGAACATAATTGACATAGGATGCTGAGGTAAAGTCATATAGTTCATTCAAGCGGAGTTGGTATCTTAGGTCAAACATATTAACATTAGCCTGAGAATCATTAACTGGAAATATACGAGAGATACCAACAATTTGTATTGCATTATTGCTTTCGTCCAAAACACCAGATGCACTCAAGTATCTATTATTAATATCTTGTTGTGTTACTGAATGAATCCAATAGAATTTTTGTGTGCCATCAAAATGATAATCTTGCCAATATTGAATTGCATCATCTACTCTATCTTCAATTTGGTCTTGATCCATGTTAATATCAATAACAGGCGCACCTAATCTACGAAGGCAGTAATCTATAAATTCTTGTCTATTATTAATTGTTGGCATTGAAAAACTCCTATTATGTTCTATTTATCCAGAACATAATCATTAGTTATTTAACTTAGAGACACCCAAGAAGTGGTTGATTCGTCCCAAGAATACATCTTATCATCATTATTTCTTGGAACTGGTGCTTGCCATAAACAAGTATCTTCGTTCAATATCCAAGATGGAAATGGTTGTGGTGGTATGAAAGCGTCACGGTCGTTATCATATGTATAACCGACACCAGCATAATTCTTACGCAATGGTGTACCACCTTCATTATGAACACCACCATGTGTATTGTAACTTGTTTGAATCCATCCGTGACCCATTGCACCTGTATTAATAAAATCTTGCTCTGCAACAAGTACCTGTGTTACTATTCCGTTCTCTACTTTTGCAAAATGGCTCATGTGTTCTCCTTAACGAGCGTTAGCATACTTGAATGGGTTTTCGGCAAAGCAGGCGTAGATGTAAGTTCCGCCGCTTGTATTTTGCCGTACATCAGATGTTCTTATTTTGAATCCGTTGGACAGTGTGTCAATTGAATACGCACTTTCTTCTGCGTCAGAAGAATTTGGCTTTAATGTTAAATTTGCGGCGTTGTATGAAATTCGTGAGGAATCCCAAACAAACCAACTATCAATGTCATTGGTATGTTTAACTAATACAAACCGTGGACGGAATCCCGTGTACACAAACGGCCCATCACTTGAGCCGTTGCCCGTGTAGCTACCAAATGCGCTGTACCCTGCTATTGCGGAAAAAACGTAGGCAACATAGGTTCCAGCACTTGCGTTGATACCAGAAAAAGCGCCAATACCAAATACAGATGAGGTCGGGCCACCATTCCAGTAGCTTGCTGTTGTTGCTTGCGCAGCGGTGCTATTCAAATACAAATAACTTGTCGTTGGGTTAGTTAATGAACTGTGATAGGTAAGCCAATTTTCAGACCCAGAATTGCGCTGCTTCACAATAATCATGCTTGGCGTTACACCCAACCCGTGACCAACAGTGGCAGCGGTATTTGTACCCGTATAGGTAACCACGCTGAACCCAGCCGTAGGATTTGCGCTCACCGTGCTGGTGATAGAGCCGCTGGTGTTGGATACGCCTGCGCCGTTGGCTTTCCATTGCCAGCCAATGTAGGTTGAACCAGACAAGTTACTGTCTGTTGCGCTGCCAGTTGTATTGTTGCCTAAATTAAACCCGTTTGAGTTAAAGGCAATCAGGTCACCACCAGAACCAGTTCCGTTATTTCTTTCAGCGTCAGTGATATTGCTAGTTAATACGACTCCAGCGCCTCTAAGAACATCAAATAAACCAGAGCTAGCCGCCGCACTTCGCTTCTTAATCCAAACCCAATCAGGCTGAAATACTGTGCCATTGACCGTGTTGACAATGCTCTGAGTAGAACCATTGCCCGTGTAGGTCGTAGCCGCCATTTGCGTTGCGCCATTTGGTATCGTAGGCGTGGACAGGTTGTAAGTGTTCAGCGCAACAAAGCCGCTTGGTGGGGTGTAGGTGAAGCCTTGTTGACCGAAGTTGGCGGAAATCGCTACAGAATTTTCTGGCCTACAAGCAAATGCAAGCGGGCCTGTTCCTGCGACTATGCCGATTTGGTTTGTGCCAGCCGCTGGGTTTCCGCTTGAAATCCAAGTGTTATTTTTGGCAAACCATACCTTGCGAGTTGCCCCGTCAAAAGCAATACCAAGCACATCACCAGACGCAAACGTAGCGGCCGATGAAGAAGTGGAGCCATTTATAAAGTAGCTACTGTTGTCCCATGCAATTACCCCGCTGACGTTCATCGAACCGCTTGGAGAAATATTGGCAACAGTAATATCTGCAACAGCAACAGTAGGGTATGTTGTGTTTGAAAGCGTTAATTCTGCATACCAAAGTCCTGAACCTTGTGAAGCAATTGTGGACATAAACGCACCGCTTGGGTAATTTGGCCCTTGCGCTGTTAAATTCCCATTGGTTAAATATATTGTTGAAATATTATCTTTTCTCAATGGATTCCAAGTAGCGTAATTCGCCACTGTCGCGCTTGTCAGCGTTGGCACATCCGTCATGGAGTCGTAGGTTGTGCCAGTAGTCACGCTGATGTTGTTCGTCGTCCAGTTGTTGCCCTGCGGGCTGGTGTCGTAGCCCAGCGTGGTGGTCGATGTGTTGTTGCCGAAGGTCAGATAGAACCCGTTCGTGCCATACGAGCCGCCGTAGGTGATGGGTTGCCATACGCCGTAGCTGTTGAACGTGCCAAAACTGGATGGTGTCAGGGCTGCGCCGTCAATGAAGTTGACCTCAGCAAGATAGCCATCAAAATTTTCAGTGCTGGACGATGAACATCCTAAGTAATGGGCAATTGCGCTGTTGAATTGCGTATCAAAATTTTGTGATGGGTAGTTGGTGGCAGAAAATGAAGTAACTACAACTCCATTAACATAAATCAAAATACGATTTGATGCTGTTGCTTGCGTGGTGTCAACCGCAACTACTATGTGATACCAAGCAGATGGGTCACGATAAAGCGCAGTAGTGTAAGTTCCACCGGAAACTCCAGCGCTAAATGATACTTGAATAGCATTTGTTGAATCTAAAATAATACCACCCCAAGGAGAACCGCTATGCGCTGTAAAAAGAAATTGCGCCGCGCCTGTAGCAAGATTTCCGCGCTTAACCCAACCGCTCCATGTCCATGTTTTTTGGTTGGATGCTTTAGCGGGAGTTCGGTTCAAATAAGAATTGTTGGTGCTACGGAACCGCAGTGAACGGCTTGCGTACTTGATGGGCGTTAGGTATCCGCTGGAGGTAAATGTGTGGATGACATTGCCGCCAGAGATGGTCACTGTGCCACCAGCCATCTGCTGGGTAGAGCCGGCGTAAGAAATGATGACTACGCCAGAGCCGCCGTTACCGCCGGTGCCTGAAACATAAGAACCACCGCCGCCGCCGCCAGTACCGGCTGTTCCACTGGTGCCGGTTGTTGTGCCACTTCCTGCGCCTCCACCGCCGGCGCCGCCGGTGCCCGCAGTGCCACTACCATAACTACCGCCGCCGCCACCGCCAGCATAGGTAACGCTTGAACCACTAATACTGCTTGCCGTGCCTGCACCGCCATTACCTGAAATTGAACCACCAGAACCATTTCCTCCAACTGCACTAGCGCCACCGCCACCACCAGCGGGATAAGGAGAAGATAGTTGAGTTCCATTGCTGCCGCCATTATTACCTTGACTTGGGCTGGTACTTGGAGTATTTCCTGATCCTCCATTTGTTATAGAATTTGAAAATCCGCCACCGCCGCCACCAGATCCACCAGATCCGCCGGACAGTTCTCCACTATTTCCAATTCGTGCGCCGTTGCCGCCACCAGCTGAAGTAATATTTAAAAAAACTGAATTAGCGCCATTAGTTGATGCCGGTGTTCCGCTGCCACCAACTCCTCCACTTCCTCCACTGCCAACGGTGATTACATAATTAGAGTTGGTATCAATCGTGACCCCAGTACCAGTGCGAAAACCTCCAGCACCACCGCCGCCTGAAGCGCCTCCGCCACCACCACCAACAACAAGATATTGTGCTGTCAGTGAAGACAAAGGCAACAGAGTTCCTGATGTGTTAAATATGTGAATTGTGTTTGTGCCATCAGTTGTGACAACTCCGCCACCGAATTGCTGTGCGCCAACGTAGGAGATGATTACGACACCGGAGCCTCCGTTGCCGCCCGTTGTACCACTAACTGATGCTCCACCGCCACCACCACCAAGGTTTGCTGTACCGGAGCTACCAGCACCAGAGGATGCACCATTGCCACCACCGCCATTACCACCTGTGCCTCGAGTTGATTGAGTTGTAGCACCGCCTCCACCGCCACCAGCATAGTAGGTAGATGTGCCTGAGATGCTATTTGCAGTACCTACGCCACCAGCACCAGATTGCCCATTTACACCGGCAGCACCGACCGCCGAAGAACCGCCGCCACCACCAGTTGCACTGTAAGAAGCATTGTCCGTAATACCTTGTCCACCAGCGTAACCTTGCACTGGGGATGTAGATGGTGTGTTTCCAGCGCCGCCAGCGGCTGGTGTTCCATCAGGGCCACCACCACTACCAGAACCACCAGCAACGCCTACGTTACTAGCGGTAACTCCTCCCCCACCTCCTGCCGAAGTGGTTGCGTTAAATGTGGAATCACTACCAGATGCACCAGTACTATTTGCACCAGCACCTCCAGCGCCAACTGTGACTGTGTAAGACAGTGATGGGTTTAATGATGCTGTTCCCGTCCGATAACCGCCCGCGCCCCCTCCGCTACCGCCGTGAGAAGCAACGCCTCCACCACCCGCGCCCCCGCCAGCAACTACAAGATAACTGACGGTAACCGATTGCAGTCCAGTCCACCCAAAGGCAGCAAGTGCGGCCGCTCCAATTTTCGATAAACGTGGCATCAATTATCCTTTATGCAAATTTTGTCAACGAAGCCAACACAACAAAAGTTGCACTTCCAGTTTTCTGAATAACATATGTATAACAGTCAATAGAACTTGCATTACCACTTGTTGGCGCAGAACCGCCTTGCCATTTAGGTGTTACTGAATTACCGTCAATTGTCACGGCACTATTATAATATGCTGTAGAACCTTGAGTAACTAGAAAAGTAGCAGAAGCAACTTCACCAGTTGCAAGCATAGAGTCCAAACTGTTACCACTTGAAGCTCGAAAATTAAGTGTCCAGTTTCCGGATGCGTTAGTGCTATAATACATTACAGATTGAGTAGCCAAATCATAGTTAACTGTACCTGTAGCAGCAGTCGCAGCAATCGTATCAACTTCAGCAATGCTTGACGTTTTAATAGAAGGCAGACTTGACGAACCAGTAAAAATAATGGTGTCAGTATTTTGTTGTTCTTGTATTGATGTTCCGTTAAGAACCAATGTGTATCTAGTTGTCATATTTTTCCTTAACTTACTGGCACGTTAATTGTAGAACCTGAGCGATTCAAAATTGGCAATAAACCGTTACCAACAGGTATACTAATTGAGGAACCTGCTCTATTTAGGACGTATAAAGTAGTAGGTAATGTGCTCCAGCTAGCAGTAGTTCCATTTGTTTTTAAGAAATTATTCGCATAACCTGTTTGCGAAGGTAATGGAGAAAAAGTAGTCCATGCTGGAGGTGAATCTCCTCCACTGATTAGTACTTGTCCTGAAGTACCATATGCAGTATTACTCGTACCAAATGCAATACCTCCATTGGAAGTCAAAGTAACTACAGTTACATTATTACCTGTTTGAAATTGCAAAGAGCCGGTACTATCGGCACTTGTTTTAAGTCCTGGTACTCCTGTTATTAATCCTGAATCTGCTGATATAATGCTAGACATTTTTTTCCTTATGCTGTGTATGTGCCGCTGGAGGTGAACGTGTGGATTGTGTTTCCACCAGAAGATGTTACTGTACCGCCAGAACCGCGTTGTGAACCGGAGTAACTGATGATTACGATACCGGAGCCGCCATTGCCACCAATTCTTCCATTACTTCCGGCATTACCACCGCCGCCGCCGCCACCGCCAAGATTTGTAGTGCCAGCAACTCCATTTGCGCCGTTGTAAACAGCCCCGGCTCCACCACCGCCAGCGCCGCCTGCTCCGTTGGTTCCCCCGTTGATACCACCACCTCCACCACCACCAGCGTAATATGTGGAAGTACCTGAAATTGAAGAAGCAAGGCCAGCGCCGCCTGCACCAGAATTAGAGGTACTAGAACCGCCTACTGCGCCAGCGCCACCACCGCCGCTGCACCCGTTTCCGCCACTGGCAGTTCCACCTGCATTACCTTGCCCTGCTGTGCCAGCGTAACCACTGGTAGCGGGGCCACCGCCGCTTCCAGAACCGCCAGCAATTCCGTTACCAGTGCCTCCGCCAATTGCAGTAAGAGAACTAAGAACTGAATTGCCGCCTGCTGTTGCGGTGTAGGTGCCATCTCCTGTTCCACCAGCGCCAATGGTGACGGCATATGCAGTTCCCGAAGCAAGACTCAAAGAACTGCCCGACAACAACCCACCAGCCCCGGCTCCGCCACCTGCTGGCCCATAACCGCCCCCGCCGCCAGCCACAACTAAATAGCTAACTGCGTATGTAGTAACAATTGAACCCCAGTAGGAGCCGTTGTACAGTTCAAATGAAGACGTTGTGGAGTTGTAGCGAATCATGCCAGCCACTGCTGTGGGCTGCTGTGCAGTAGTGCCGATGGGCAATGTCAATGCACCCGTGCTATTCAAGGTGACGTTCTGGCTCGTGTCGATGGTGACCGCAGTCGTTCCTGCGCTTTTTATTGTTAGTGCCGTAGCTGCTGCTGAACCAATAGTATTTACCGTAGCTGTGCCTGCAAAGGTAGTGTTCCGGCTTGCATCTATGGTGACCGCAGTTGTTCCTGCCGTTTGGAATGCAAGGACTCCTGAGGCATCTGCGGTCTGTATTAAACCACCTGTACCTGTATTGCTGGCGTTGATTGTTGTGGTCATGCTGGTGTATCCGCTGGTTCAGGTGTATTACCTTCAGCAAGCCATTCTAGGTAGGCTTCAGCAGTAACTAAACAAGATTCCTGCTTGCCATCAGACCATTCACGCCACACAACATTTTCTTGTTGAGTCGTTGGGTCTTTAACTAATTTCCAAATTGGTGTTGTCATAATTCACATCCTGTCGCAATAATTAAACTAGTCGCACTACTGCTTTGTAAAGAAGTTGCATTTCCAATAGTAAGACCACTTGAACCAGTTACATTTAAGGCAAAAGTTGACAAATTTGTTCCAGTTCCATAAATAGCTACTGTTCCTGCGGCAGAAGTTCCATAATTAGCTGGTATCACAGCAAAAGTTCCACTAGTCGTTATTCCTGTTGCCGCTACTCTAGGCTGAACAGGATAAGGTGCTGTAAAAATAGCCGCAGTTGATGCATAACATTGTCCCGCAAACGGGAAATTGCTACTTGCACCAGAAACAGACCAAGCAGGACAATATCTCTGACATAAAGCCAACTCAGTACCATACGGGCGGTAATCAAACGATGTAGCTGTGCTGCCTTTTTCTAGCTGTACGCCTGTGATGTAGAACGTGGCTCCGCTTGTGCCGACTACGCTGGTTGCGCCTGTAGCAGAACGATAATCACCAGCCGCCCATGCTCCAGCCGTTCCGCTAAAAGTAGAGCCTACACCCAATCCAAAATTAACATAAACCCCAACCCCATTAGTTGCCCCCGCCCAAGTTCCAGTAGTATCACCAGCAATTGTTATGCTGATTGTTGTCCATGTATTTGCTGAAGAGATGGTGTATGTAAAAGGATATGACCTATTAAAACTTGACCCATTTCCTAAACTTCCACCAAAAGTTCCAGTAAGTGATGAATAAACTCTAAAAGATAATGTAACTGTCTGTGCGTTTGCAGTACCCCAAGCCATATCTGCAAAATTAAACCCTTCAATTGCTTGAATAAATGTGTAAATGCTTCCAGCAACTATTGAAAATGCCGATTGGGATGTTATTCCAAAATAGTTATTAAATCCAACTGGAGGAGTTACCGAGCCAGCATTTTGTTGCCCAACAACTTTACCAGTTGTCGGGTATTGAACAACTTGCCATCTATCTACCGTGTATCCACTAATAGTATTCGCCGTTGCCGCCCCCGCATTACGCTGGTCAATCACCATCGCACCATTGATGATGCGGTTCTTGAAGCCAAAGGTGTTTGGCAGGTTTGCGTAGCCAGCAAAGGTGGCATTTTGCGAAGTATCCAGTGTGAGCGCAGTCGTGCCGTTGTTGGTCTGCAATACCAACGCACCTGTGGTATCAGCAGTAGCAACCAAACCGGTACTGGATGTTGTTCCTGCAGAAATACTTGATGCCATTTATTATCCTTAAAAAATTAACCAGCGTTGGCCGCTGGTAATTGTAACTGATTGTCCATTCGCCACAGTCACAGGACCAACTGTCATAGCATTATAACCTGCAGCAATTGTATAACTTGAACTTATCGTTGCTCTATTTAGGTATAAACCATTATTTGCCGTGACTACAGATGCTTGTAATTCACCGGTAGATGGTTTATATAACAAATTTGTATTGCTGGTATAAACTGTAGTCGCAGAACCAGTTGTTGATGCCGCAAACAATGGATACTCATAACTAGCAGTCGTTGTATCGTTGCTTAGAGTTGCACCACCAACAGAAGTCCATGCAGGAGATGCACCACCATATCCCTCAAATTGGCTTGTCGTTGTATTGTAACGCAACATACCAGTAGCTGGACTTGCTGGTTGTTGTCCTGTTGTACCTTTACTTAATGTAAGAGCTCCAGTGGATGTAAAAGTGCCATTTTGGTTTGCATCAATCAAAAAGGCTTGTGTGCCGTTAGTGGATATAGCTAATTGATTTGTGTTTGGATAGTAAACACCCGTAGTTGTGCCAGCAGTACCACCTTGTATTGCTGGTGTCGTTGCGCTATTGTCTGTGCCGTTAAGAAATAATGGCATAGTTTACTCCACAATTTAGAATGGTTGTTTTCATTTATTCCAGAACAACCCAAGAAGTAGTTGATTCATTCCATTCGTATATGCCGTCAGTAGGCATTGGTGTTGGTGCATCCCACAGGCAAGTTTCATCATTCAATGTCCAAGATGGAAATGGTTGTGGTGGAATAAAAGCGTCACGGGTTCTATCGTAAGTAAAACCAACACCAGCGTAATTTTTACGCAATGGAGTGCCGCCGTTAGCGTGAACACCGCCTCGGGTATTATAACTAGTCTGGATCCATTCACCAGGACTTGTGTCTACGAATGTTTGAAAAAACTCAGGTTCAGCCACAATGACTTGAACTACTACGCCGTTTGATACTTTTGCAAAATGTGCCATATTAACTCCTTAACTTTTTTATGCTGTGTATGTACCGCTTGATGTAAATGTATGTATAGTGTTTCCACCAGAAGATGTTACTGTACCACCTGTGCCTTTTTGCGAACCGGAGTAACTGATGATGACGATGCCGGAACCACCATTAGTGCCCGTATTTGGGGCGTTCCATGTACAGCCCCCACCACCACCAGAATTTACAGTCGCGGCATTGGGATATGCGCCGCCGCCACCTGCACCGCCGCTGCCGTTACCACCAGCGCCGGCACCACCACCACCGCCAGCGTAAGTAACACTGGAACCGGATATGCTACTTGCTGTTCCAGCACCACCCGTTCCACCAGAAGAACCAGAACCAGAATTTCCGGCCGCTGAAGCGCCTCCGCCGCCACCACACGCATTGCCACCACCTCCACCGCCACCGGCATTTCCTTGCCCAGTAGTGCCAGAGCCGCCGCCATTACCACCGCGGCCGCCACCACCAGAACCACCAGAAACGCCAGTACCGGAACTACCGCCACCACCACCAAGAGCAGTTACAAGACTACCAATACTTGAATTACCGCCGGTATCACCAACACCGGTTGCCGCTGGTTGAGCGGATCCACCTGCACCAACAGTCACTGTGTATGCGGTTCCAGTAAGAACACTGGTAGACGAAGTTAAAAGGCCTCCAGCCCCTCCGCCACCTGAACCTCCGCTGCCACCGCCACCGCCAGCAACTACCAAATAACTGACTGTGTAAAAACCTAAATTAGCTAATGTGGTGAGAAATGTTGGTGTAAGAGCCGTGCTGAACACAAACCATGAAGTGGATGCAGAACGATATATGTAAGATATTGATTGTCCCGGCACTAACCCAGGAATTGTGTTATTCAGCGTCTGTCCTGTATTAGCATTAAGTGTAAGTGTAGTAATTTCTTTTGTGCTACTGAAGCTAACCACCATTCCATCACTAGGTGAAGCAGGCATTGTAATGGTTCCGGTAAGCAATGTACCGGCCGGGTTGATTATCAGCGTGTTGTAGGTGCTGAAAGTATATGAGAACCCCGTAGTCGGGACTAGGTAGTCGTAGTTTTGCACTACGCCTTTACCAGTGGATTTAATTGTGCCCGCGAACGTGGCGTTTTGGCTTGTGTCAATAGTGACCGCTGTGTTTCCATTAGTAGCAATAGTAACTGGACCACCAGACGAGGCCACAGATACGTTAGATGTGCCGTTAGAAATGGATGTTGTTGACAGAGTAGTCCAAGTAGGTGATGCACTCGATCCTGCTGAAGTCAGAACTTGTCCGTTTGTTCCAAAAGATGGTGTAGAACCTAAACCTATTGCTTGACTTGAATTAAGTGTGAGCGCAGTAGTTCCTGCACTTTTTAATGTGAGTGATGTAGCTGCTGCCGAAGTGATAGTGTTTGATGTAATTGAACCATTAAATGTTACATTTTGATTAGAATCGATAAGAACTGCATTAGCTGAACTTGTACCAGTTTGTATTTGCAGATTGCCAGATAAATCTGACCTTACTGTAAATGCTGTTGTGAGTAAAGTTCCAGTTGATAGTGTGCTCATTTTTTTATTTTATAAAATTATCCATCGTTGTCCACTCGCAACATTAACATAGTAACTACTAGCTATGGTTAATGGGCCAACGGAAAGTCCATTTGTATTTGCTGCAATCGTTGCATTACTGGTTATATATGTACTGTTGAGAAGAATTAATGGAGCAGGACCAGTATTTGCCACAGCGAAAGCTGCATTAGCTTGCGTGAAAGCACCGTTAGCATATATGCTGGCACTATTAGCCTGTGCATATGCGGAGTTAGCATATGTACCAGTTGTATTTTGACTACCATATGCAGAATTCGCTTGAGTGAATGCAGCTGTAATGCTGGTGTTTTGGGTTAAATTGATTGCATTTGATGAAGTAAAAGCCGCATTGGCTTGTACGAAAGAACCATTGGCATATATTGAAGCACCATTAGCTTGTGCATATGCGGAGTTAGCATATGAACCAGACGTTATGGCATTAGCATTTGCATTATTGGCCGCCAAATATGCTGAGTTGGCATATGTACCAGTTACATTTTGACCACTATATGATGCATTAGCTTGTACGAAAGCACCATTGGCATATATCTGCGCTGAGTTTGCGGTATAGTATGCTGAGTTGGCATAAGTTGCGCTTACATTTTGAGAATTGAAAGCCGCATTTGCTTGTACAAAAGCACCGTTAGCATATATCTGTGCTGAGTTTGCAGTATAGTATGCTGAGTTGGCATATGTACCGGTCACATTTTGTGATGTATATGCAGCATTCGCTTGTACAAAAGCACCGTTAGCATATACACCAGCTGAATTGGCGGCTACAAATGCAGAGTTGGCGTAAATACCAGTTGTGTTCTGTGAACCATAAGCTGAATTCGCTTGAGTGAATGCAGATGAAATACTTGTATTATGTGTGCTGAATACCGAATTAGCAAATATGTATACTGCGTTAGCCTGTACAAAAGCACCATTAGCATAAACACCAGATGTTATTGCGTTGGCGTTTGCATTATTAGCCGCCAGATAAGCTGAATTAGCATAGATACCAGTTGTTATAGAATTAGCATTGGCACCATTAGCTGCTAGATAAGCTGAGTTAGCATAGGTACCAGTTACATTCTGTGAACCATAAGCCGCATTAGCTTGTACGAAAGCACCATTTGCATATATCTGCGCTGAGTTTGCAGTATAATACGATGAATTGGCATAGGTACCAGTTGTTATTGCATTGGCATTGGCGTTGTTAGCTGCCAGATAAGCTGAATTGGCATATGTACCGGTTACATTCTGAGAAGCATATGATGAGTTTGCTTGTGTAAATGCTGATGAAATACTGGTATTCTGTGTGCTGAATACCGAATTAGCAAATATGTATACCGCATTTGCTTGAGTAAATGCGGAATTAGCATAGGCACCAGATGTTATAGCATTTGCGTTGGCATTATTTGCGGCTAGATACGCTGAATTGGCATAGGTACCAGATGTTATCGCATTCGCATTGGCGTTGTTAGCCGCTAAGTAAGCTGAATTGGCATATGTACCGGTTACATTCTGAGAAGCATAAGCCGCATTAGCTTGTACAAAGGCACCATTAGCATATAGACTTGCGCTATTGGCTTGTGCATATGCTGAATTGGCGTAAGTGCCAGTTACATTCTGACTACCATAAGCCGCATTAGCTTGTACGAAGGCACCATTGGCATATAACTGAGCTGAATTAGCCGTATAATATGCTGAGTTAGCATAAGTGCCTGTAGTTATTGCATTAGCATTAGCATTGTTAGCTGCTAGGTATGCTGAGTTGGCGTATGTACCTGTTACGTTTTGAGAACCATAAGCCGCATTAGCTTGTACGAAAGCACCATTTGCATATATCTGCGCTGAGTTTGCAGTAAAATAAGCAGAATTGGCGTATGTACCTGTTACGTTTTGAGAACCATAAGCCGCATTGGCTTGTACAAAAGCTCCGTTAGCATATATTTGTGCAGAGTTAGCTGTATAGTATGCTGAGTTAGCGTATGATGCTGTCGCTGCAGGTGATGTTGTTTGTGTTGTTCCATCGACAAAGGTTATACCATTGCCTGTACCTGTAATTACATGATTTCCAGTATACACATTACCAACAACACCCAAACCACCAATCGATATGACAAGCGCACCAGTTAAATTTGATGTAGAATTATTTGCTCCAGAAATAGAAACATTTGAGCCTACCGTTATAAAGGTATCTACTGATGTATTTCCGTATATTCTTGTTCCACTTAGAAGTTTTGCCATAGTATGTTATTTATTCTAGGTTAAAAAGGTGTGATAGTGTAAGTGTATTCATCAAAGTAACCACTGACCATATACGTTCCAGTGTTGGTTCTGCGTTCGGCAAAATCTGGAGTCACTATCACTCCAGTAGCACCTATTCCCTGATAAGGAGTTAAATATCCTGCTTCAAATTGAGCACCCCAACCATAAAATCCTGTTGCACCGTCACCTACATAAGTAGGGTTTACAAGGCTGGCATTAGTGGTACTTTTTGTTATACCAATACTACCTGTTAATGTTCCGGCTCCTGCTAATGCGGTATTGGTGATATTACCAGTTACACTTACTCTATACCATCCATTTCCTTTTGGTTCGGAAGTTGAAGTAATATATGTTCCGCTACCGGATGTTGCTATATTATTAATAACTCCGGTAGATGGATTTACATTTATGCCGATTCTATCAGGTTGTTGATATCCTGTTGCAAAATATAAAGTTAAGTAGGTCGATGCAGAATATGATTTTACATGTACCGACCATGTATAAGTAGCAACTCTTTCTAATACAGTCATTGGATCTGTGAGTATTGTATGTCTACCTAACGGTGCTGAGTTCAATAGTAAATCTGCGGTTAGCGTACTATTAGGTGCTGCTATTGCATTTCCGGTTACTACTACTTGACCCGAGGCAGTGTTCCACCCGGTTGCGTTATCAAATTCTTGAGAAGAAATGGCTAAATTCTTAATAGGTGATTGTGTAACTTCATCAAATAGTGCCGCATATACTCCTGCGGGTCCTACTTTAACAGAACTATAGGCTACTTCATCAAATGCCACACTTGATTGAAGTATTCCAGTGGGAAACAGTTTAGTTATAGTTGTTGCCATTATCCAAATACCGTGTCTAAACTACCTGTAGCTGAGTTATAATATTGATAGACTACACTTACATTGCTATTGACAAATCCAACTCTATTACCAACATAAATACTGTCTGCAACGCCGACACCACCAAACACTTGTAATGCACCTGTAGTATTTGATATAGATGTGGTTGTATTTGTTATTATTAAATTACCAGTAATTGTTACATTACCGGTAATTGTACCACCAGTATTTGCATTGACTGTATTGTTTGCTCTTGTATAAGCCGCATTAGCTTGTACAAAAGCACCATTGGCATATAATGATGACGAGTTTGCAACATTAAATCCGGCGTTTGATTGTACAAAAGCACCGTTAGCATATAGTTGTGCTGAGTTTGCAGTAAAGTAAGCAGAATTGGCATATGTGCCGGTTACATTCTGACTACCGTAAGCAGCATTCGCCTGAACAAATCCACCGTTAGCATAAAGTTGTGCCGAGTTAGCCGTATAGTAAGCTGAGTTGGCATATGAACCAGTCGTGTTCTGACTTATGTAAGCTGCATTTGCCTGTGTATATGCATTTGTGATATAAGTGAATACATTATATCCACTAACATATATTGTGTTGGCTATGACATTTGCTTTTACAGTATTAGCTATTAGATTTGCACGTTGATAAGAAGGATCTGTAATTATAATATTGTTATTGGGTGATACTTCTGGTGTATAACCTTCAAATATATTCCATTCTTTTGTATCCGAATCTCGGAAAAAACCTGTGTGTGCGTTTGTTCCATTATTATAATGTGCAGCAAAACCAATATCTAATGCATCTGAGTAATAATTTCCTAAACCCAATAATATCAAAGTATCTTTTACAGTAAAAGATTCAGTATTGGTTGTTATAGTAGTACCTAATACAGTCAAGTTACCTTGAATTGTTGCATCTTGGACAATGGTTAAATTGCCTGTAATTGTTCCGCCTGCCAAAGGTAAAGCATTATTAGCTTTCAAGAATGCAGAGTTTGCATATGACCCAGCTGAATTAGCAAAACTAAGTGCAGTATTGGCATATGTACCTGTCACATTCTGGCTACTATAAGAAGCATTGGCTTGTACAAAAGCACCATTTGCATATAACTGTGCTGAATTGGCCGTATAATATGCCGAGTTAGCATATGTGCCTGTAGTTATTGCATTTGCATTGGCGCCGTTAGCTGCTAGATAAGCCGAGTTTGCATAAGAACCAGATGTTATGGCATTCGCATTTGCATTATTAGCCGCCAGATAAGCTGAGTTAGCATAAGTTCCTGTTACATTTTGACTAGTGTATGATGCATTTGCCTGTACGAATGCACCATTAGCATATAACTGTGCTGAATTGGCGGTGTAATATGCTGAGTTTGCATAAGAACCAGATGTTATTGCATTCGCATTTGCGTTATTAGCCGCTAAGTAAGCTGAATTAGCATAAGTTCCTGTTACATTTTGACTAGTGTATGATGCGTTAGCTTGAGTAAATGCACCATTCGCATATACACCAGCAGAATTTGCAGAAAGAAATGCTGAGTTAGCATATGCACCTGAGGTTATTGCATTTGCATTAGAATTGTTTGATGATAAAAATGCAGAATTGGCATATGAACCGAATGTTATTGCATTAGCATTCGCACCATTGGCCGCCAAATAAGCTGAGTTAGCATAGGTACCAGTTACGTTTTGGGAAGCATAAGCTGAATTTGCCTGTACAAAAGCACCATTGGCATATAACTGAGATGAATTGGCTGTATAATATGCTGCATTAGCATATGTACCTGTTACGTTTTGTGAACTATAGGCCGCATTGGCTTGTACGAGAGCACCATTCGCATATACGCCAGCAGAATTTGCTGTTGTAAAAGATGCATTAGAATATGCATAAGGTGCAGCCGCAGTAACTTGATATGTTGTATCGGGAAATATTACACTAACTGAAGTATTAACAGAATTTGCATATATGATATTAACACCACCAATATTTCCACTCGAACCGGTTGTGGTAAAATAAGCAGCTGTTACATTATTTGCAACTGTTAAATTATTGGATACAGTTAAGTTGCCTGCTGTAATTATTGTGCTTGTATTTTGTAATGCCGTATTTGCAACTCCAAAAGATGCATTGGCCTTAACAAAAGCACCATTCGCATATACACCAGCAGAATTTGCTGTTGAGAATGCTGAGTTAGCGTAAATACCAGTAGTATTTTGAGAACTAAATGCTGAGTTAGCGTAAATACCAGTAGTATTTTGAGAACTAAATGCTGAGTTAGCGTAGGCACCAGTTGTTATTGCATTGGCATTCGCACCATTAGCCGCCAAGTAAGCTGAATTGGCATATGTACCGGTTACATTCTGAGAAGCATATGCTGAATTTGCTTGCAAGAAAGCTGCGTTTGCCGCGCTACCAGCTGAAGTTGAATTTGCTGTTGCGAAGGCAGCATTAGCCTGAGCAAATGCACCATTAGCATATACACCAGCAGAATTTGCAGTATAGTATGCTGAGTTAGCATATGTACCAGATGTTATTGCGTTAGCATTTGCACCATTGGCTGCTGTATATGCGGAGTTAGCATATGTGCCAGTCACATTTTGTGAAGCATATGATGAGTTTGCTTGTGCAAACGCTGATGTAATACTGGTGTTCTGTGTTAAATTAATTCCATTCGATGAAGAATAGACCGAATTTGCTTGAGTGAATGCACCATTGGCATATGTACCAGATGTTATTGCGTTGGCGTTTGCATTATTGGCTGCTAAGTAAGCTGAATTAGCATAAGTTCCAGTTACATTTTGACTAGTATATGCAGAATTGGCTTGTACAAAAGCACCATTCGCATATAAACTCGCTCCATTTGCTTGTGTAAAAGCGGAGTTAGCATAGATGCCGGTGGTATTTTGACTATTATAAGCCGAATTGGATTGTACAAAAGCACCATTAGCATATAATGCTGCCGAATTGGCGGTATAATATGCTGAGTTGGCATATGTGCCTGTTACATTTTGACCAGTGTAAGATGCATTTGCCTGAGCAAAAGCACCATTAGCGTATATCTGTGCTGAGTTTGCGGTATAGTATGCTGAGTTAGCATAGGTTCCAGTTACGTTTTGTGTATTAAAAGCTGCATTCGCTTGAGCAAAAGAACCATTAGCGTATGTTTGTGCCGAATTGGCTGTATAGTACGCACCATTAGCATAGGTACCTGTAGTGTTTTGGCTAATGTAGGCCGCGTTTGCCTGAATGAAAGCGCCATTAGCATATAGTGCCGCAGAATTTGCTTGAGAATGACTAGAATTTCCATGAATATATGCTGCATTTGCTTGTAAGAAAGCTGCATTCGCTGATAAGAACGCAGAATTGGCATATGATCCAGTAGAGTTTTGACTACTATAAGATGAGTTGGCCTGAAGATATGCGGTATTTGCATAGTCACCTGCAACCCGTACATCTTTATTCTCTTGATTACCTAAAATGGTATAAATTGTCTTCATGTTATGTTATTTCTAATAGACTAACTATCACATCAACTGAAGAAGCTGTATTTGTATTTACTGAAAGATAATCACCAGATTCCAATACTACTTTTTGGCCGCCGCCTATTGGAATTAAAGAACTTCCTGGATCAATCTGAGCACTTTTTACCATATAAAAATTTGAACCACTAATGTTTAAAATAACATTTGCAGATATTGAAGTATTTAATAGATTTGCAACTGACATACCAATAATTGTGGCTTGAGTTCCGGCGCCAGCTGTATACACTACTGTCGGAGATGTACCGACTGCGGCCGATCCATAATTTTTAAAACTATTTGCCATTTTTATTTCCTAATAACTTATATTTATTAACCTAATGCAATCGCATAAGCCAATGCATCTGAATCAGCTGTATTTGCTTTAGAGAAAGCTGCATTTGCATAAATTCCAGTTGTATTTTGACTAGCATATGAAGAATTTGCGGCAATAAAAGCAGCATTTATTCCAGCAGTCGCAGAATTTGCAGCTGCAAAAGCTAGGTTTGATTGATTATATGCTGTAGAAACTTGCGATAAAGCAGTATTTGCAGTAGATAAAGCTGAATTAGCTACATCGTAAATTTGCTGAATCTGTTGAGATTGACTTGATGCACCTAAAAATTGTGCAGTGGATTGTACAGATGCGGGTGCTCCTGGTCCAACCCTTACACTAATTTGTGATATAGGATTTACTACTACTGTTGCCATTATGCATCTGTACCATAAGAATTGGTTACACCAGTAACTCCTGGAGATACATAAATTTGTCCTTCTAACACCCTAGAAACTTGATTTGTTGCACTTGTTGTGATAACATCATACACATACTTGCCATACGGAATGTTTGCGGTTACTGGCGCAGTTAAAGAAAGTGTTATAATTCCGTTGTTTGCACTGGTAATTGTTGTTGTAATATTGAACGCAACATTGGCGGTGGTATAAGACTTTTTAGCTCTTGATGATACAGTAAATCCTGTAAGATTATAAGGGCTTCCGTAATCGTCAGCTAATGTTAGTTGTGATGTAAAAGTGGAACCTTGTTCCAAATATTGGTCTGAATATCCTGCGGCCATTTGTTGTACCTTTTATTTTCTGCACTCAACATATTTATGATATTTTTTACGGTAGTTTTGCCTTCAGTTCCTCTACTTGGTCACTCAGTTCTTTGATGGCCTCAATCAATAATGGCACCAGACGTTCATAATTAATTGTCAAATATTGACTATCTATAGGTGCAGGATGAACAATTTCAGGTAAAACTGATTGTACTTGTTGTGCAGATACACCAACTTCGCGCCTTACTTTATAACCCAAATCTTGTGCCGTTTGATTAGCTTCATAATAGAAACCATTGAGTGACTTAACTTTATCTAAAGCACCTATGATGTTTCCTAAATTCGTTTTTAGTTTATCATCAGAATAATATGCAGTAATAGTTCCAATTGCACGAATTTCACCAGCCGTTGTTGAAGCAGCCGTACCAATACCAATTGAATTAAATTGAGAATTCTGTGTTGTGCTAGTAAATGTTGCAGCAGAACCTGTGGTATTTTGATTCAATGTTGGGAATGTACAATTGCTCAAATTACCTGATGATGGAGTACCAAGTATTGGAGTTACTAAAGTGGGACTTGTTGCAAAAACTAATGCACCAGAACCAGTTTCATCAGTAACAGCTGCCAGTAAATTGGCAGAATTGGAAGTTGCTAAGAAATTAGCAACATTTGTGGCAAGACCTGAAATACCAGTAGAAACTGGCAAACCAGTACAGTTTGTCAATGTACCTGAATTTGGTGTGCCAAGTACAGGTGTTACTAAAGTTGGAGTATTTGAAAGTACAACTGAACCTGTTCCGGTAGAAGATGCAACTCCTGTACCACCAGATGAAACTGGAACAGGTTGTGAAGAAGTTATTTGTCCTGCAGCAATATTTGCATTTAGTGTTCCATAATTTGCATACACTATAGCACCAACTGAGTTACTTGTTGGATTTGTTGCTAGACCTTGGAATAGATAATAATTACTTCCTGCAACTCTTACTAAACCTGCATATTTTGTACCTGCACTTACATATTGGCCATAAAAACCAATGTCAACTGTATCCGATAAATTGTTCGCAGCTAATTCAATCAATGAATCAACTGTTTGGAAGGTTGAAACATTAATATATGAAGAAGTTCCATTGACAAATAAATTACCTGTGACACCTAAATCACCAGACAATGTACCACCAGTTCTTGGTAATGCATTATTTGCCGTTGTGAAAGCTGAATTTGCATAAGAACCTGATGTTACTGCTTTAGTGTCTGCTGTAGCTGCATTTGTTGTTGCTGTATTTGCTTGTGTATACGCAGCGTTTGCCTGAATAAATGCAGGTTGTGCAGATAAAGCCGCCGTATTAGCAGCACTAAATGCTGAGTTAGCATAAGCACCAGATGTTATTGCATTAGCGTTGGCATTATTTGCCGCCAAATATGCAGAGTTAGCATAAGTGCCTGTCGTATTTTGAGATTGATATGCTGAATTTGCTTGTGTAAACGCAGGTTGTGCAGATAAAGCCGCCGTATTAGCAGCACTAAAAGCGGCATTTGCTTGGATAAAAGCACCAGTTAAAACTTTATTTGTTGGTACTGTTGTTGTGCTTGTTGATGTTGTACTATCAGAAATCATATTTGCAGTCATGATTTGTGAGTACTGTGTACCATTGTTTACATCTAAAATATCAAAATATTTACCTGTTTCATACCAACGTATAGTCGCATTGGCATTTGGAATACCAGTTGGTTGATTATTTGCAGTACCTCTATTAACACTAAAATAACTTATAACAGGTGTATTTGTGTTTGCATTTATTACAAAATTATTTGTTGTATAAACAACTGTTCCATTAAGTACAAAAGAACCGCCAACAGTTACTGAACCTGATGTTGTCAATGATTGAAAAGCACCAACAGCATTTGTTGCTGAAAGTGATGATCCAGTCAATGTCATATTATTGATTGTTTGAGCACCAGACTGTAGATTATTAGCAAACAAATACGAAGAATTGGCAAAACTAAATGCCGAATTGGAATATATTCCGGTAGTATTTTGGGAACCATAAGCTGAATTAGCTTGTGTAAATGCTCCTAAGATGTATGCAATAATATCATAACCATTAACAACTGCGCTTGTTGCTGCAATAATGGAACCTCCAAAATTACCATTTGAAGTTACTGTTAATTGGCCAGCATTAATTCTATTATTTGAAGTTAAAAATGATGTATAAGTGTTTCCTGTTATACTTACGTTTCCTGTAATTCCTGCACCTGCACCTACAGTCAATGAATTTTGTAATGTTGCTGCACCTAATACATTGATTGTGTTAGAAATGGTTGTTGTACCAGAAACACTTAATGTTCCACCTAAGGTTGAATTATTTGATACTGATAAACTAGTACCTGTATTTGTGGCGTAGATAGTTCCATTAGAAGTAATCGAACCACTTGCAACTAAACTCTGTGATGTATTTGTGAAATATACTTGTTTACCTACAGTTAAGTTGTTGTCGATGGTTGCAGAAGAAGATGTACCTGTAACTTGTAATAATCCGGAAATTGTAGCATTATTTCCAACAGATAGAGATGTGCCTGTTCCATTTAAAATCAAAGAACCAGAATCTTTTGTCCAATCATACTTACCGATTGAATTGATTTCATTTGAATCGGCGTTTGTTGCAACAATCCAATCACCAAATGTGTTGGCGAAACCTAAAATATTGACTGTATTTGCCATCTTAACCTTTTATTAGTAATTGTTGCAACAACGATTTAATCTCGGACATGTCCGATTTGATGCAATCTATTTCTGATTTTACTTTATTTATTTCTTCTTTTTGAATCTTTACCAACCTAAGTTTATTATAATACTCATTTTTTTCTGTACTATCTGTAGGCAAAAGAGCTCTACTGTTTATATCACGAACAAAATTTGTTCCAGTAACTCTTACTAGTTCCATTTTAGATTCCTGTTCCTGCTGGCAATGCTAATGCACGAATATCAGTTAAGAAAGGAACATTTGTATTATCACTTGTCGCTAAAACAATTTTGATTGCAAATTGAATAAATGATGTATACTTTTGACCTGTTGTTGCACTTACATAACTGATGCTGTTGTTTGCTTGGTTACTTGCATAAATGCCAGGCGCAGCTTCATATTCATACAAATCGGTTCTAGATGTGGAAAATGTATTTGGATTCTGCATAGTTGTCATCAACTGCCAGTTACCTGATTCAAACGGAGCTGTATCTAATGAATTCAAAATTTTGTAATAAACATAGATAGCTGTACCTAATGGTTTATATGCAGTATAAAATACTCTTAAATCACCTGAATCATTTCCTGGTGCAAGTACAACTTTCTTAGTGAAATATTTTGCATATGAATTACCACCTTTTGATGATGTTTCACCTGTTACTGTAACAACAGCATTTGCATTTCCTCCGCGAGTAGCTGGATTGGAAATTGTAATTGTTGGTGATGTTAGATAACCAGAACCTGGTGTAATTGCATATACAGAAGTAATTGCACCGTTGGCATTTGCAGTAAATCCTAATGTTGCAACATTTGAACCAACATCTGGACTTGAAATTGATATTGTTGTTGCATTGACGTTATAACCATAACCTGGATTGGTAATAGATATAACATTATTACCAATTCCCATGTTATTGATGAGATAAGAAATCGCATACATCGTAACACCATCGTCCGAAATGATTGGGGTCACGTTAGGATCACTTGTGGCCATTGTTGCATACAATGAGAAGGAATTATTTGAATACTTTAATAGGGTTCTTTCTCCATTTCCATCATTTAAGTAAATGTCATCAGGTAAAGGACTTCCTAATCTTCCAGGAGTAATTGAATTTGTACCTGTTGGTACATTTCCAGTCTTTAATGTTGCTGTATATGAATAATTGATACTTGTTCCTGTTGGTGCAAGGTCAGTTGTGGTGATATTCATTGCATCATAAACTCTACTTGGAGAATAATTACCAAATATCTGTGAGGCACTATTCGCATCTATCTTATTCAAAATATCTTGGTTGCCCATTTTTCTAAATGGCAAACCTTTGGGTACAGTAAACTGAACCGAAGCTGTGGTTGTAGAGAACACACATTTATCAATAACAAACATCAAATCTTTTGTTTGGTCTGCTGACCATGTTATACCATTTTGAGATTCAAACAAAGCACCAACATAAGGAGCTGCACCAATTTTTGTTGGATTACTTGGATTTGCATCTGATACATTAGCTTTTGCAGTAGAGGGTACAGCTATTTGATTTTGTTGACCATAATAAAGTACATAATCTTTAGAAGCTGAATTAACAATAAAAGCGTACAATACACCAGATTGAATATAAACCGGTGCATCAAAAACAAATTCTGTATAAGCACTTGGATCCAAATAATGTGGTGTGCTGGATGTGTTTACTTGGTTTGGAAGTAACATAACCGTAGAGTAATCTAATGTAGAACCATCAGGATAACCATTAATTGTAGGTACAACACTAATTTTTACTGGAATATTTGTTGAAGGTTTTGAATAGAAAAATAATTTGATTGAGTATAAGAAAATGCCATTGGGGTAATTATCTTTTGAAACAATAAATGTTTGTGCAACCGGATCACTATTACCTGTTTGTACGGTAGTAGAACGAGTCGTTGTAACTGAACTAATTAATTGATTGGCTCTTTGATTTACTTGAGTAAATACAGATTTAGAAGAATCTATTGAAGGTGCAAAATCTAATTTTTGTGAGGATGTTGAAAGACCTGAGGCGACAAATGTTCCTTCGGCAAATGTTGTTGCGGTTGTTAAATCTGTGGCCACAGTTCTATTATCTACGCGAAATACTCTACTTCCGGTTTGAAATGTAGTGGAAGGAACATTGAAAATACCAACAAAATTACCAGCTTCATCTGTCGAAGGTTTAGCTAATGAGTTTCCAGTTTGCACCGCCGAGCTAATTTTAGTTAAATTGCCTGAAATGGAATAACGAGAACTAATATCTCCACCCATTTCTGTATTTGTACCCAACGATAAATTTACAGGAGTACTAAGTGTAACAAGTTTTGTTACCGGATCATATGCTGTAATGGTTGCAGAATAAGTGTAAAGACTTGAGCGATAAAGTGTTGTCATTTATTTTTCCAAAATTTTATTAATTATTTATTGTCTTGGGAAATGATTTATCACCAAAAACTCTACTAATTGTATATAAGAAAGCAAATAGTGCCCACATTCCGTAACCTGTTACTATACCAGCTTGCTTGTCTTTTCTTGGTAATAAGTTGACTATTTTACTAATTGGTTTACCAATATTCATAATAATTTTACCAGCGAGATTATCTTTATCTCTCTTACCCATTATATATGCCATATGTTCAGCCCAAGGTGTTGCAATTCTATGAGCCCATTTTGTTGCAAGTTTTGCTTGGACTTCAGAACGCTTCTTATCATCTTTAATCCAGAACATACATTGTGGACCTTCACCGGACATCCAATCAACAACAACTGTAGCCCAACGAATATAACCATGATAGGCCGCAGGGTCATTCAATTTTAACAATTCACCAAATTCTTGGTCCGCCTTGTAAATTGATTCATCCATTAGTCCCAATTGGTATAGTTTGGTACAGATAATTTTACCTCCACCACCGCCACCTCCAGAAGGTTTTGGTGGAGGTGGAACATATGTTGCAGATACATCGAGACTGTAAACATATTTTGATGTAATGTTAATTGTTGAACCAACATAGTAACTAGAAGTATTTGAAGCAGTAGCTGGATCCAATCTTAATTGAGTTGCACCAACAAACCACTCTGCGCCAGCTGGCATTCTAACCGAAGTTCCTGCATTAGTATATGTAATCGGTGGATTAATTGTAGTATACACTATCGTGTTTGATGCATTCTTAATTGTTGCACCAAAAGCTGATGTTGTTGTACCTGAACTTGTTGCGGTCCATCCAAGTTTTACCGTTGTTGGTGCATTTGATACTGTATAAGTAAAAGTTGTTGTTGATGCTGGTGTGTTCGTTAAAGAAGTTCCAATGCTTGTACCATTCGCATAAACTGTTGCTGAACCTGATGCACCAACCTCTATCGTGTAAATTCCGTTAGCTGTGAGTGTGACGGGTGAGGTAAAATTGAAATTGGTACTATTAGTTCCATCACCCCAAACTCCATAGTTATTCAATAGTGATGAATAACCTTGTACTATTGGTGTTCCAAATATTTGTGTTGTTGTATTACCATTTAATGTATTTGACCAACCACCACCAACACCACTAATTGAACCACTTTGGCTTATGTTTATTACTGAATTAGAGGCTACTGTTCCTGATGCAGAAGAAGACAAGTAATTTCCACTAGAGTCAAATGTTGCATTCCTTAAAGTTGTAGATCCTAATAAATTAGGAACACCAAGAATATCTGAAACATATAAACGAACTTTTGTCGTATCTGTATAATAATAAACAGTTGTTACACGAGCAATTGGATAGAACACACTGGCAATATAAAAACCAATAATATCATCATTATTAAATGTGCCAGAAACACCTGTCAATTCAATTGTATTTGGAGCAGTCATGTATCGTGATACATCTACACCATCAAAGAATGTCGATACATTTGAATTGACCAACAAACCAGATGCACGAATAATAACTTGTTGCGGTCTAATGTAAGGCAATACTGTAATATTAGTCAAGTATCCATTATTAATTCCAAATGTGGAAGAAGTAGGATTATATGCACCTGAAGTAACATTTTGAATTTGACTTGCATATGTTTGCGTTGTTGTGCTTACAGTAGTTGTCCTAGATGTACTAGTAGTGGATACGCTTGAGCTAGAACTACTACTTGATGATAATGTTCCTGGAATAGTTTGATAATCACCTGAATTTAACAAGTTAACACCAGTTGTGGCTTGATATATTTGAAAATTAGGATTAGTAACTAAAATCGCTGGTGCTTGATTGTTATCTACCCAATTGTCCATTGGTGGGTTCATTTGTAATAACCCCTGTTGGACTGAAACATTGAATGGATTTACAGAAACTGTACTACTTGCAAGTGGTTGAACAGCAACATTTTCTGTTGTGTATGGTAAAGTAAACAGATTTGTTTGAGCACCATTGATGCTATTAATTCTATAACTATTTGTATTTGCTATCGTTCCTAAACTCGCAAGCACAACAGGATTTTGGAGTTGAAAATTATCAACCAATTGCAATGCAGTTAGTTGATTTTTACGAACATTGATGTTTGCAGCATAGTCTGGATTTTGTGTGTCTGCTGTTCCAAATGATGAAAAATCATCAACCAATATACCATTCTTAAAACGATTTAAACCATTAGCATCAGGAATTTGTAAAGAACTAGCTTTTTGTTCCAAAATACTTAATGATGTATAATATTCTAAATTATTAACACGGGTTTCTAAATCTGTAATATCTTCTTTAGCCCAACGCTTGTGAATAATTTTATTGATAGACAAGTTTGATGGAACACCAGGTGTACCCTCACCAGGAACAAAAGCTGTATATGGGTCGTGAAATAAATTTGCAATTATCATAGAACCAGATGGTTCATTTGGCAATAATGGATTAACAGAAGGTGTACCTTGAATTATATTAAAACTCTTATCTTTTGTTAATACTAATTTGTCGTTTCTACCCAAATAGTATTGATAGAAACCTGTAAAGTTTGATAAATTATTGGGTATCAACATACCAATATCATTCGTAGAAGTTTGTGTACCTGAATATTCCCAAACATATGCAGTCTGACCATTAACTCGGCAAGGCCTAAAATCAATACAATCTCTTAATGCATATTGTACACCATCTTTAGCTGTGTATGAACCAATTTGTGCATAAGCTTCTGCTGAACTCGATACACCACCATAAGTTGAGCCTGATGTATTATATGATTGGATACTGAAATAACCATCACCAGAAGATGCTTGTGTGTGAGAATAGTAATCTACAGCAACAAGAATATTTCCTGAAGGAATCGGCGCACCTGGAATCAATGAAACCGATGCATGGTCATAGAAACTATCTCTTTGGCCATTGTCTAATGTGAAATAAGAAGTAATATCTGTATAATTTGACAATGAACCTGATGGATTTGTACCAGCAACACCTGAATCAAATACACCTACAATTCTTTTAACATCATTTACATACAATGACATTTTTCCAGTTGCTGTAATGTCTGTTTTACTAATTGTAATTTGACCTTTTGTTAAATCCTGATAAGAATTTGTTCCAGAAACTGATGCAAGTGTACCAACAGTTACGGTGTTACCCGTAACTAAAGATTTTGATTTTAAAACATAACTTGAAGAATCACCACTGCTTGCTTGGACTTGTGCAATAATTGTAACATTTTTATTTGTACCAACACCAGAACCAACTGTAAATGTTGCTTGAGTTTTATCAGAAGAAATTGAAATTGTATTACCTGATGTAGTAAAATCTAAAACATTACCTGTTGAATTATCAACAACCATGAATAATTGCGGCGCAGATGAACTATCTAAAGTACCTGTACCTTCAAATCTTAATGGATTACTTGCATTGCCTGATGTTGCTTGTAGTGTTAATGTATTACCAGTAAATGTTTTTGAACGATATACTCTTTGTGTAAAATAAGAAGTGGTGGTTAATTGTGCAACATATGGATAACCAATTTGAAATATTAATTCGGGTGAAACTTGTGAATATAATATTGTATCTGAATTTGCAAGACCATTAACTTTACCACTTGCTGCATTTATATTCACATTTGCGGTTAGCGCATAAGAACCAGAACCGGCAGTTTTAACAATAGATTCAACATCATAATTTTCATATATCAATGAGAAAGTTGATGTTGCTGTTGGTGTTACTGTGAATGGAGAATCCACATTTACTACTTTGGAAGCACCATTGTAACTTGTAATATTTCTCAAATCAATAATACCGCCAGTATTCATACTTACTGTTACATTGAAGTAAGAATTTGAAGTGGCTGAGAATGAACCGTTTGTATCATTAATTGTGAAGGTTGTTGCAGTGCCTGATGTAACATTTCCGGATAATGTGTTTGCAGCAAAATCTGAAATATATGCATTGAAAATATATGTTTTAGTATTTGTTCCAGTACCTGAATTATATTTCAAGTTACGCATGAAAGCAGAACCAATCAATGTTGATGAATAAGTTGTAGTATTTGTTGAAACAATGTTAGCTGCAGGAACACAATGCAAATCAACTTGAGGCAATGTAGAAATATCAAATACACCATTAGAGGTGTCTACAACAAAATAATTTCCGTAATCCACATAAACTGGATTATTACTGATATTTGCAACAGACTGAGCTCTTGTGTTTGTTAATTTAATATCAGATTGGTTCTCTACTCGATAACCATGAACATATGCAACACCTTTACTAATACTTAAATCATAGGTTGTATTTGATGTAGAATTTGCAGATGGTGTTAGTTTGAAATCATTAACAATATAATCACCATTTGTTTCATAATCACGTTTTGCAAAGTAATCATCGATGGTTGAGTAAACAGTGCCATCAACTTGTTTTAAAATATTACCATTTTCAATCCGAACCAATTCAATAAAATTATCATCATTACCTAAAGTCAAAGGCAACGTAATCAATGTTAGTGTGATAACATATCTGTCTGCACCCGGTGCTTGATAGTTGGATGCACCAATAGCAGGATCCAACAAAGAAGAATCATTGATGTAATCGTAAATTGTTTCTGTAATTTGTAAACCAATGCGGTATGATGGTAAATTATCATACTTGTCTAAAATGATTGTCTGTGGATTAACAGTAACAAAGTTACCTATTGAATATTGGATGCCAGTACTATTTGAAATGGAATATCCATTAACAACATAAAATACACCATTCGCAATAGAAGCAACCGATGAAAGACCAGTTGAAGATATGGTTGTTGATACTGAATTAACTACTGTAGTGGTCGATGTAGCGACAGAAGCATAGTATGTTGAACCTGTGCTTGTTGAAATAACACTACCATCGGTAAATTGAGCACCTGAGAGATATGTTACAATCAATGTTGGTGGGTCACCAACGGTGGAACCACTAGTTGTAGTTTCAGCCGTAGCAATAACTCTAGCAAGAATTGTTCCTGTTGAATCTTGAATAATTTGGCCTGCGAAATTCCCAGCAGTTACTGTAATACCATTGTAAGTATTGTTCAGTTTAATATAATAACATTGTTGATTAAGTGTGACTTGTCCACCCGAAACTGGTGTATTTGTAGAATATATCGCAGAAGCAAATTCAGAAATTTGATTCTGTAAAATTGTTTGAGACTGTGTTAATTCACGAGCTTGAACCGCAGAACCTGGCTTAAACAGTATGCGGTGAAAGTTTTTTGATGGGTCAAAATCGTCAAAATATGGACCAACATTGAAATTTAAAGACATTTTTTTCCTTTAGTATCCTAGTACAAATTTAAATTGCTCGATGCCATCAACGCTTCTTTGAACACCAACACGATTCTCAATATATGTTATATATCCTGAAAATGGAATGAGTGAAGGTGAAGTTACAGAGAAAACCACCCTCGATGCACCTGAAGATAAACCAATAATTGATTGGCCAACTGTATATGTTCCATTTATATTTATCAACTGTAATATATTCGTTGATGTGTTGAAATTTAAGACTGTTCCGTAGTAAATAACATTTCCATTATTATCGAATTGTTGTACAATTTCATCGGCCGTGTAGACATTTCCTGCACCAGCTGAAACTAGAAATTGGGTTGAAGTGTTATATATTGCACCATTTGCGAGTGCTGGACCAGAGGAACCATATACTTGTGGATTAATAAGAAGTCCAACTTGGCGATAATTTACACCGGTTGTAGGCAAAACACCATTTTCAGAACCATTGAATTCAACTGAATACATTACATGATTGCAACCCAACTCAGATATTGGATCGTATGCATGGCCGCCGACTGGTGAAATAGGAGCTACGGCTGTTGCACCAGAACCTAATGAAGAAATATAACTTAGATTCGCTGAGGTGTATGCCTTGATTGATACATTTGCATATGTATAATTGTTTCCTGCAAAACCTGTTTTGACAACAATATCATTAATTACACCATTGGTTATCTGTGAACTTGTTATATTTGCAACGGTTCCTGTACCATCACCTGTTACGGTAACCACAATATATGTGTTAACTGCATCATATCCTGATCCTCCGTTTGTTACATTTATTACCTCAATGTCTCCGCAACCTGCGTTAGTCAGATATGGTTGAGGTGTGTTTGCACCAACAGGGATAGGCATCCAATCAGTATCCAAGAAACTTTTCTTGAGACCTGCATCAATTGTATACATGTATTTCCATTTATACAGGTCATTACCTTGATAGATATTATTTGTTCCGTATGAACCTGGTTGAAAATATGGCTCAGAAGTTGACAGTCCGCCATTATTATTCGCAAGACATTTGAAAACTTGGTCGTAACGGTTCTTTACATAAAAATTATAAAGTGGAAATCCATTGGCATCTTTTGCATTCATGTTTACTGAATCGGAATATGCAAAGAAATTGGTGTTATTTGCCCAATTAATCCTTTGAATAACAGGTGAAATGTTACTGGAGTTAATTAGTTTTGCTCCAAACATATTTTTAAACACTCTTTTCAGATATGTCTGGTCTTCTGTCGGTTGTGTTGGTGTTTCACTTGAATTCACTATTGGCCATGAATCCTCTTGGCCAATAAAAGCATATATGGAATTAATGGTAGCACCATTGAGTTTGACTGTCGGATTGTAATAATCCGTCTCAACTCTGATTACTTTTGCTTGATTTGTGAGTATGTTTAGATTTGATGCCATGATTTATTTATTAAGCGTGGGTGACAGAACAGAAAGTATTTTGCACGGTACCATCTATTGACATATATCTAAGAAATACAGTTGATGTTCCTGGAATATTATATGTTGTTGCATTTAAGGTTGAATTTAATGCTGATACTCCTGTAGTTAATGTTTGGTTTGTTCCAGCAGTGTTTGTTATCCATGCAACAACTTCTTTACCTGCCAGTAAATTTGATAGTGTAACAACTAAACCTGTGGACGTTTGAGCCCTAACAACAGAAGTATTTGCATGGTCAATTGTTATTGCGGTTTGAGCACCAGGATATACTATTGGAGTATAAACAAAACCTTTTTGCGGTTCAACACGGCCTGTAAAAGTTACAGAATCTGCATTAAATAACGCGATTCTTTGAATTGTATTTGAACCAACTGGTGTATTATAAAATTCAATACGAGTTCCTCTTGCAGAATCGGTAAAATTTTCAGATGCAACAAAGTCAATTTTTGTTGGACTGGATCCAGGAAATTGTGTTCCTGTGAAACCATTTCCAACAATTCTCATCATAATGTCATTGTTTGAAGTTGCTGCAGGTGCCGCAGATGAACCGCGACCCATACGGCCGATTAAAACAGGATAGGTATTTTGACCAAAACTATCTAATACTAAGCGTGTTGTTGTGTTTGCTTTACCGGTAATCTGCAACATATAATTTGTATTTGATGCTTGATAAGCCGTATTAGCTCCAGTTATCTGTATAAAAGCGGTATTTGGATCAAAAGTTGTGTTGTTGAAATCTATTAGTGTTCCGTTAGTTACTAGATTGCCTGTTATATTAATATCTTTAGTGATGTTTGTTGTACGATTGATAACCAAATTTGCAGTTGCTATTGATTGGCCAATAATCATATCAACAGTTGTTAATGCTGAATATATTGTATTATTTGCAAGTGCTAAACTACCAATATTACCGGTATTAGCAACAACTGCACCTGTAATAGTTAAAGAACCTGAAAAAGTGCCTGTTGTATTTGCAAGTGCATTATTTGCTTTAGCAAATGCAGACTGTGAGTATGCATTAGAAGCAGCTGCGGTGTTCTGAGAAGTTCCATCTGAGAAGAAAATTTGATTTCCATTGACCATCTTGAAACCGGTAGAAGTCATCTTAGCAATAACATTGGATGATGTGCCACCAGAAACCATAAATCTAGTTTCTGTATTTGATGTTGTAGTACCAATAATCAAATTACCACCAAGTAATCCTGCTGAACTTCCGCCTTGAACATAAAGATAACCATCTAATGGAGCAACAGCAGTACCGATGTTATTGAATTCGGAACCTGGTTGATATGCAGGATTTGCCAAACCTAAATCTAAGAAATATGTAGAATCTGTACCATTGTTTGCAGTAATAACATGGTCAGCTGTGCCGCCGCCATTCAGGTTAACAAAGTTGGTTTGTACATATGATTCACCGGCCAATGAAAACTGTGCAATCGTATTAGGTAAAAGGGTGGTATTGTTACCTACAACCAATGCAGTATTCGCATAAAGACCAGCTGCTAATGTTCCGGCAGAAAACTGGAATGTTTGTGCAGAGGGTATATCAATACCAACAAACAAAGTGTTTGCTGTGTTTGCATTGATTGTTGAAAATTTAGGTAATTCTGAGATTTTAATTGTTGACATTTTTTATCCTATTAGAAGCCAAGCGCCTGTTTCTGAAGTTAATATATCACCGGTTTCTGTTCCTAGTTGAGCAAGATACTGTGTTCCGACTGGTCCAATAATTTGAACATTGTTGTATAGAGAAGTAATACTTCTACCAACAGAAATATATCCGTTTGCACCACTTGTCAATGGACCACTTAAAGTAACAGAAGTATACGGAGAACTGAAAGATGTTACTGTCTGAGCTACTCCATTAACTGTAATCGTATCACCAACACGAATAATATCTAATATAGGATACGCCGTATTACTATAGGTACCATTGTTGACAATGTTATAACTATATGTCAATGATGTTATATTTATTATCTGGTTATTACCATTGGATGCAGAAGTACCTACAGCCACATTTGCAAAGTATGTCCAAACATTGTCTTGTAGTGTTACTGTATTCGCTGCATAGTTTATTTTAGAAACTAAACCATGAACGGAATCATTGATTCCTGTTCCATAAACAAATACGATTTCTGTGGTATTTGCAGTAAGAAAACTAGCAATATTTGCACCATACAAATTATTGAAAGTAACCATGTTATTACTTGGAGTTGTTGCATTACCTGCCGAAATAGATACTGTTGCAGCATTTCCTGCATAGAAACCTAGTGTGTGGCCTGTATCTAATGCATCATTGACAATGAAGTTCATATTGTTGCTTGAACGCATTGCAATTCGACCAATAACTCTTGTGCCTGATGGATGTAATAGATTCAATAACACATCACGATACTTTTCAATCTCTTTAGATAGTGTTATTTGATAGGTGTAGTTATTATAATCCACACTTTGCAATACATCAAAGGCGCTTGGTTGACCTGAAGTGTCCAAATATTGGCCATTTCCAATTACCAAACCATTCAAGAAAGTTGCATTCGCTTTTGCAAAACCATCACCATATGTAATTATACCATTTGCAGAATCAAATCGTGTATTCTCTACAGAATTATCAAATGTGGTATTATGTATGGATGTATAACCAGAAACAAGAGAATAAGCAGCACTCCTAACATCAATTTTCAATGGCAGATTTTTATTAGGTATTGCATTATAGTTATATACTCTCAACTGGTATATACTGTTATTTGCAGGAATATAATTTTGTAATGCGTTGATTGAGTCCACAGAAGCAATATATGTGGCAGTATTTACATTTGCACCTTGATAAATTATATCACCATTCACTGGTATACTCAATGTCGAAACATTGGAAACAATTAAGTCTTGGACTTTTAATGATACTCTTGGTGCGCTAATATAATCTTGACCGTTTTCTGTGATATTGAATGATGTAATTGCACCTACACGATTTAATGTTTGTGAAAAAGTTGCACCTGTACCTAAAGTTCCAGGTATCGATAATTGTGCCGTTCCTAAATAATATGAATTTGCATTTCCATTAATTTTAGAATTTGCAGTAAGTATCATTGATGTTGCATTGACAATAGATTGAACCGTACCAATTACAATATTTGTATTTGTTACCAGTAAAGCACCATTACTGAATTGTGCAGTAAAGTTTGTTCCGTTACCTGTAACTGTTGAACTTGTTGTTCTTATTGTTACATTACCATTGGCTGTACGTTTAACAACAGCAACAGGTAATGAATTCATGTAACCCATGCCACCTAAAGAAATCATATTGGTTAAGTTACTTACATAGTCCGCAGATACAATTGAACCAGAACTATTGACAGTTACATTAGCAAAAGCACCATAACCAGATCCACCAATAATTGCAATTTGGTCATTGTTAGCATAACCTGAACCCGGTTTAACTATTTGAATTGGTGAAAGAATACCTAAGTTAGCTAGATTTGTTTGAGAATAGACATCCGTCGTATATTCTGATATAGCTTGTATGGATGGTGGAGAACTTAAACCACCGCCTTGATTTTGTACAATAAGTGATGCAATTGGATACGTTGTAAAACCAGTAAATGAAAACGCATTTGCTAAAGTTGTATTTGCATTTGCACTTAAATTATTTGCAAACTGATAAGATTGTTGTGTCCAAAGTCCTGTTGATACATTATATGTGTTTGCGCCTGAACTGCCTGCAATATTTCCAATGCAATGGTATCTCTTTAACTGTATACTATCGGTTGGAATAAAAGTTACATTTGCAATTCCTGCAGGATTTAAAGTACCAACTGTTGCAATAGGTGATGATGGACTTGAACCTGATAGATTTGTAAATTGTATAAAAGTATTTGCACCACCAATTTGCAGGTTTGCTGTAGATGTGGTATAACCATATCCCTCATTCGAAACAACAATACGCTGAATTGAACCTGATGTAACTTGGCCAACATATGCGGTTGCACCAACTGGTCCAGCCACATTTGAATTTAACCCACCATAAAAAACAATTGGATCACCTGTACTATAAGATAGACCTCTATTGTTTGGATCAATAACAACCTGACTAATTTGGCCAACAATGAGTGCTGTCAGAGATTCTGAACCAGCTGTTCCTTCTGGTACTATTGCACCATTGAGGAAATATAATGTTTGATTATTTGAATCAACAACAGTAACTGTTTCACCTGATTGGAATAATCTTTCAACATTTGAAATGAATACTTCTGTTTTAAGACCATCAAATATTGCAGTTTCAACTGTTGCAATAGATTTTGAAATGTTGCCAAATACTCTAAGGTTTTGAATTGACAGGAAGTTTTTATCACTGGTCGCCAATTTCAAACTTCTAGGAACATACCACTTACCAGCAGAAGCTTTTAGTAAAGCATCTTTAGTATAAAAAAATTCTACATCAGAATTGTAGAGTATTCTAAACAAAAACTTATAAGAAGCAGGCGTACCTTTACTTTCATACAGTTGTTTTGCTATTTTGATTGCTTTTCTTTTATCTGCCAATATTTCTTGTGGGAAATAAGACATAAAATCATTTACATAATACTGTAAGAACTGCTCTGTGGTTGTGTCTACATCCATGTAATTCAAAAGATTCTTAGAGAAATCTAATGTATTATTTTGTTCTTCTAACCATTCATAGTATGCCTGTATGAATAAGACAAAATTGGCGTAGTTTGGGTCCTCACTAATGAATTTAGGAAGCTGAAAAGGAACCAGTAACGATGTTTTATTGGTACTTTGTAACATTTAATTAACTTTTCTTAGCTGTAACAGAAACACTCACCGCAGCTGAGTCATATGGATCAATTGTAATTATTCTATTCAACGAAGAAGATATGATTGTCGTTGTTGGTTGACATGATATGGTTAATTGGCCCAAATCATTATCGACTGATACAGGATTAAAATTACTTAATATAACAATACCATTTGTGTAATCGATTGTGCCTACATTAGCAGAAACAACAACTTTACCTTTAACTGTATCGTTAATGTAACTTCTTATTGTTCCATATTGACCTTGTAACTGTGCCACTACAGATGCGCCTGTACCTGTAGTGTCTCCAACAGCAGCAATAATTGTAGCTAGTGCGGAAGTGTATCCAACGCCTGCATTTGTTACGGTGACTGAATACAACTTGTTGTTAACAATTTTGGCAGTAGCTGTTGCGCCTGTTCCATCACCTGTAATTACCACAGTTGGTGTATCAGTATAATTATAACCTGGATTTAATACTGAAATTGAATCTATACCAACGGTAGATGTGGGAACTTCTTCAAAATAAACACCACTCAATGTTGTTGCAGTATTGCTTGGATTTGTAATAGTTACACTTGGATAACTAACTAAAGAAGAACCATATAACCCGCGTTTTAATTTGCTATTATAATAGAGATTATATGTCGTTGAAGTACCTAATGTAGGATAAAATTTCTTTTGGACATTTATAGTAAAATCAGAAGAAACTACAGATTTATTGTATGAGTTTATTGTGGTTAAAACATCATATGAACTGAATGTGGAATTAAAAGTGTTTAGATTATTTGCCGCATAATTGTAAATAGCATTTTGTATTCCTGTTTGCATTGTTCCAGGAGTCAAAGTAGTCTGAGCCGTGTTATAAAGTACATTTGCAGAAACTTGAATATAGGTATAATCTGGATCAATAATCGTAGGTTCAACCGTCATCATACTAATTGGTTTAAGAACCTGAGTTTTAATCAATTCTTTTTGTGTCGTTGTTAAATCGTAGGCACCTTTTGGTTTTAATGAGATAAACACTTGACCATAAACTGGCGGAATATTTTCTTCGCCACCCCAAACAGAAACTGCATCGAAAGAAATGCCTAAAGAGTTTTGTTGAACTGCTGTGATATAATCATTCTTACTTACTGCACGGCCTTGTGCTGCAAAAGCTTTTGGTGCTTGGAATTTAATAGAAGCAATCGCCTCTTTTTCTATGCCTTGAGTTGCAGCCATTATTGGATTAACAGTTATAGTGGCATAAGAACCAATATTGTCCATTAACACAAAGTTATTGGCTAATCCACCAGCAGTTCCCAATGTTGTTAGATAATTAACTCTTACGATATTTCCATCAGACAATTGTTTACCTAAAACGCCGTCACCAAAATAAATTTGATAATTTCCATTTACTGCTTCTTGAACAAAATATACCTTACTTGTTGGATTTAATTCCAAATAACTTGTTTCACTATTATAAACATCATAGTAGGTATTTGTACTAGACTCTTGAACCAATACTTCTATTGTAGATAAATCAATATTGGTATCTGGAATTTCATATATGTAATTTGGATTGTTTGTAGAGTTTACGATAAAACTGTATGATGAAAGGCTTCCTTGTTTCAATTCAATCATTGGAAATTTTGCAAAATTGTTAACCACACTTGCTGTTGTAGCTGTTGTTGTAACATAATTAAAATTTGTTCCATTAACAGGTTCTGAAAGAAACTTTGTATATTTTGGGATTGTGAGACTTGTAGTTGTCACTCCACTAAAAACAAGATTAATTTCTGCAATAGGTCCAACTGCCGATTTTGGAACATAATTCATTAATTTTGCATGAGAAACAACCGAAGAACGCTGCAATGCCGAATCTAAAAACATTTCATTTGCAACCATGTTTAGATAGAAAGCATTATATTGTGTGTTGTATGCAAGAACATCCAATAGTGTAGAAAGAGCTGAACCTGTAAAGTTGTAATCTTTAAATGTGTCTTGAGATTGCAAATAGGTAATGAAATTTCTCTTGATATCCGAGAAATCTAGATTAGCTACTTGTATGTTTGTATTTGATGCCATTATCTGGACCTTTGAAGAATTAGGTTAACTGCTGTTGGTACTGAGTTATTTCCAACATAAAAACTTAAATAAACTAAAAATGAATTTCCATCTTCATTAAGTGTAATTTCCAACTCATCAATAGCAACCCTTGGCTCATAATTTTTAATAGTATTTCTTATTTCTGTATCTAAAATTGAGGCGGTAACTTCTGTCGCTGGTTCAAATAGTAATCGATTTAAATTGGAACCAACATCAGGCTGAAAAGGCCTCTCATAAAAATTAGTCAACAAAAGATTTCTAACCGAGGCTATTACGGCATTCTCATCATAACGGAGAGCAATATCATTTGTACCTGGCACACGCTTGAATGTGAGGTCTATGTCTGAGTATATTTTTTTTAATGTTGCCATCTTCTATTTATTACTCTTATTAAGAGACATTTGCGGTTTGTGTCTGAGAGAGTAATCTAGTTTTCAACTTGTTTGTTCCAATATAAGTGTTTACTAATAGAGTTTCAGTTGCACCCAATTCACTTAATGGAGCAACTACAGAATAATCAGCTATAACAGCCGCTGAATTTGTAAAGAATGCATTATCTTGTGTAGTATAAGTTGTCATCAAAGAAGTGATGGATCCTATAGTGCTACTTATTGCTTGTGTTTGCGCCAAAGTTAAATTAGAAGTATTTGGTGTACCCATCGTAATACTATTTGAAAGTGTAATTTGTTGTGAGGACAATGTGTTACTAAGTGTACTTAATGTATTACCTAAAGTTATACTAGTAAAATTACCCATAATAGGTGAATTATTTTGCACGCCATCAGATTGATATGTGATATAGGACAATATTTTACCATATCCTATTGCCATTCTGTAATGAACTGTAGTCACATCACTTCCCGGATCAACAACATTGGATTGTCTATTAGTAACATACAAGTAATTGTTTACTGTACCTACTGCACCAACGGCTGTATTGCCTAAATCACGCAAAGCTTGTGTGACTGTAGAAGATATAGTGGATTGAACATTGATAGCCAATGTTGCAGCATTTATTGAATTGAGTGCAGATGTTATCGTTATAGTTAATGGTGCCACAGGATTGACAAAATAACCACCAGTATTGGATGTGGAAATGTCTTCGGTTTGCCATGCATTCAATAATTGTGGCATAAATGCCAAATTGTTTGCAACGGCACTACTGTCGGTTGTAACTGTCGCGTTGGTTGTTGGGTCTGTTGAATTGAACCCTAATCTTCCATAAATACTCATAATATATCCTTAAGCTGTAATTTCTGGTCTTGTTGGTGGACTTGTTGGTCCATTCGGTGCAATATGAGATTGTAAATTTCGTAAAATTCCATTGATAATATCTTTCGCAAAGAAAGAAGTTGATATTGCAGATGATGATAATGGCGCAGACATTGAAACTAAAGAATTGATTGGACCCAAACTAGAAATTTGGCCAGGAAATGGCACACCTGTTCCAACGGAAATACCACCTCCAGGTGTTGCAAAACCACCAAATGAAGCGGACATACCAGATATACAATCCACTCGACCTGAAGAAAAAATATAGTTGCCTGTTATTGAACCCTCAGACCTTATATCTCCAAGAACATTCACATATTCACCTGGAACAAGATTTATACCACCACCTAGTGCGCCACCAGCTTTAATATCCATATCGCCTTGTGAAACAAAACTGGTCAAACCTTCCACTACTGTAGTATAATTACCTTTAACATGTAATTCATAATTACCATCAATTTGTTCATTAACATTGCCTTGCGTATAAATGTTCGCATCACCTAAAACGGTAATGTTCATGTTTCCATTAATGAGTATGTTTTTATCTTTGATTGTTATTTCATATCCATCACCATAGACCTTATGCACCTCATCACCATTAGGATGCATTTCAATAAATGTACCTGTACGGTGTTGCAACCTAACTCTCTCCCTTGTTGGAGTGTCATCCATTTCAAATGCATGGCCACTAGGAGTTTGTGTTGCATTATTAAAAGGATAAATTGGTTGATAATCCGCCACCTTTGTCAACGGGTTAATACTTGTATTTGCCGCTGATTCGGGTTCTGTCCATGCGTTAAAATAATCTGGTTTTTTAATTGTCATTATAAACTTCCAATTATGGTTTACCTTTAGTAACTGAATCACCTGAGAACCATTTACCTGCGGCCTCTTTACCAGATTCTATTCCAGCATTAATTGATGCACTAAGATTGTCTATATTTGCATTTAGTGGATCAGTTACATATGTTGTTATAGTTGTTGGTTGTGGTGCTTCATTTTCATTCAAGTAAGCTGCTGTGAGACTAGCTTCTGTTCCGGCCAAACCATTGGCAAACGCCGCACCAACAGAAGCTATTCCTGATTTAAAATTTAATACGCAATCTTCTAATATTTTTTTCACTTGGTCAGGTAATGAGTTTATCCAAGCTGTAATTTCATTTAATTGTTGTAATATATAATAAACCATGGCAACATCGGCTACAACTTGAGCTGCAATTTTTAAATATTGATTAATTTGTCTCACTTTATCTTTAAAATAAGCGAAATTTATTGAAAAAGTTCCAGTCACATCAGCATTAAGTCCGGCTAAAATTGCATTGATTGCAGTTCTGAATAATTGATTTAATCTTGTTATTGCTGTGCGAATTGCAGCAGACGCAGCATTTTTACCATTTTTAATTGCACCCAATAATATTCCCACATTTGGAACTAAAGCAGTCAAAGATAAATTTGCATTTAATCTAAATTTAAAATCACAAACGTGTGCAACTTGACTGTTAGTAATATAAACACCGGTGTTAATCAATGCACCTCTAGCAATACCGGGGGAAGTTTGAACACCTTTGGTTGAAAACGAACCACCCCATGACCATTGTGCAGGTCTTCCATAATCTGATACATAAAGGCCATTTGATGCATTTGGATTAGGATTCATCTCCAGTGTTGGTCCAGTTGCTGGTTTATAATTAACATAATCCAATGAGAGTTCAGCTTGAATGGCCATAATTTATCCTTTTAAGTTGAATAACCAGCTTTTTGTTCTGGTGTTATTCCAGGCAATACACCCATCATCACAGGAAATTGGCCACTCTCTCCATCCAAAAAGAAACCAACAACCCAATCATTGAGTTCAGGTGCACCAAATGTTTTTGAAGTATTTATGGCGTTCATTGGTGTAGCCCAAGGTAAATCCGCATCAGGAATCAGAGTAACATTATCTGTGTGCCATCCAAATATTCTAACTTTACATCTTCCTAAACCCAATGGATCAGCTCTATTTTTAACAACACCCATCCACCAAACAAATCCATTCAAACCTGCAAAATTAGTGGTCGCCTTTGACATTATATAACTCCTTTAACCGCATTACTCCAACCAACAGAACCATTATTAGGATCAGCATATAGATTAGGAACACTCTCTTTACATATTTCCAAAATAGTTCTATATTTAAATTGATCCAAAATGTGTCTCACCGCAGTAACCAAATAATTTCCTGAATAGAAATCATCTAAGCCTTTAGCTTGTCTAACTGGATCTTTTGAAAGTAAATTAAATTTAATAACAGATCCAACAGTCAATGCTGGATCACCCCAAACTGAAATTTTCATTCTATTATAATTTGCCAAAGGTATTTGTGCAGTTCTATTCGGTATGTAGGTCTCTGCAAAAATATCACGCGCAACTGAACCTGGTTTATTTTTTATGACAGCATAATCGTTTTGATTTGAATTTGCAAAAATCATTTTAAAAGATGCTTCTGGTGTTTGATATAAAGTATCACCGTTGCGATTTTTGTAATTGTTAGTTATTGGCCAATTGTTTAATTTTTCAACTTTGTTATTATAATCTGCGTAACTGAAATCTGTTACTTTATATCTTCTTAATAAAGGATCAACCGACAATAAACGATTTGCAAACATACCTTGATTTACACCAGCTAATGTATCAAAAGAATCCATTATTTCATATGAAAGTGCATTGTATAAATTGTATGGCATATCGACAACATTTAAATTCCTAGGAGAATAATTATATTCTCTCATTGGACTTTGTTCATACAAATTTTGTAAAGACCTAAAATTATATCCAAATTTATTCTCATAAAATAACATATCAGCACCAACCATAGTAATAGATCCAAAAGCTCCTGGTCTTGCATATGTAGCCAACCAATTGATAGCATCAAAAGGTTTTAAAAATGGAACTATGAAATCATAAACACCATATGTATTATCTATTTGCCCCATTCTATTATCTGGCACCTGTAGATATGTCTTTAATATATCTTTTATGTTTGTCGTTATATCTGAATTTTTATAAGACTTACTTATTTTATATTGTTCAGAAAGAAACAATTCTTCAGAACAAAAGTAGATTGAATATGTTTCTGTATTTCCTTCATTCAAAGATTCTCTTTTACTTATTGTAAAAATGCGAAAACTCTTTTTAATGATGTTTGTGGTATCATCAGCTTGACCAAAATGTAAATGAATGAATTCATTACCAGACATACTTAAACTATTTGCTAAGTCTATGGAATCTTTAATCATTACATAACCGGAAGCCGTGTTATTAAACAGATCCTCATTATAAGATATTTCTATAAAATTAAAAGACAAATCAATATCACTAGTGGCTGAATGAACAACTATACTAATTAATTGAAAATTACCTGGATATCTTAAATTGTTTGCCATGTCACATTTTCATCAAATTATAAAACTGCATTTCAAATTCAGAAACATATTTTGCGTTAACCAAGTAAATTGACCTACGAGATTCGTTTAGATTCAATTCATAATCATAAATTGTTTCTGTATACTTACTAACTATTTGTGTTACTTGAGCACCAGTTGTAAAAGTTCTTACAATTGTATCTTCTTGTATAGTCAGATATTCATCAAGACTAACATGATAATTTAATATGTTTGCCTTGTTTGTACTGTTGTCTATTGTTTTAACAGATTTAACATAGTATTTTATCTGGCCTTGAGTATAAGATAAAATTTGAGCAGATGTTACTGAACTTTCTGGAATGTTATAAAATGTTGCACAATCTGGAGTATACTTATTTTTAATATAAGTGGTGAATAAATTAGAATTCATTGGCCAATCCCATTGTGGGTCAATGATTTGATTAGCGAACAGAACAATCCAGTAACGATATGGATCTTCGTAGTACTTACTTGCAATTATTTCAGGTGAATCACTATCTTTCACATTATATGAATAGAACAACAAAGGATTCTTCAACAAGCTAGGTACAATTTCAGACCTGACCATAAGATTGGTCAACAATATCTTATTTCCGCTGTAATCGATACTTGATATTTTAGGTAGAGTTTCAAAATATTTCATTATCTTAATCCTGCCTCTCCACCTTGAAATCCATCTCTCAGTCTTTTCCTATCTAAAATCTCAACTTCTTGGAAAGTTAGTGTTAGATGTGTTTGAACTGGCGCACCAGCACCTTGGCCCGATTCGTCTCCACTATGTGCAGCAAAACCATTAGGTGCATAATCGACAGATATATCATCTAATACACAATCTGTATATTTTGGTAAATTTATATTTTCAACACCATTCTTCATAAATTTAACTTGAAAAAGAGCGGGTGGAGTTAAAAACATAGCTTCTTTCGCTGTAGCTACACCAACACCAACTGTAGGAGCCGCAAAAAATTTGAACAAATATATAATTTTCCTAACTACTTCTGCTTCTGGACCTGACACAGGTGTAAATAAAAAATCCAAAGAAAAAGTTCTAAACTGAGAACCTCGGTAAATCATCTGTAGTTGAGGATTCGATGTGTATCCTTGTGTTTGCAGTAAGGCTTCAGTTATTCCTCCACTGCCACCCAATAATCCTACTATTTTATCAACAGAAAATTTAATAGTTGAGGGATCGTTTGATATAGAGTCTAGTACAGTTCCTGAAGAACTTGCAGCATTACCCGCTATCGAAGCTGCAGACCTTATTCCACCTAATATTGGACCAAGGTCATCTCTTATACTAATTGAACCATAATCTGGATTATAATTATCTTTTAAAGAATCTGGCATATACAAATTAATAAATGCTTTAACTTGTGTCCTGTTGGATTGTATATCCATTGCTTCACTTGCAGATTTAAGAAAAGATTTAAGACTAGAAAAAGGTCCTTCTTCTGTGGTATTTATTTCTAAATTTGGGTTTTCTTGCAATTTAGTGGACGCATTGTTAGCTGAACTTAGGGCGGTTTTAACCTCTGTTACTAATTTATCTAATTTTTGTGGTACAATGTCGTAGACAGTAAATGCAACATAATGAGGATAATTGACACTTCTAAGTTTAAGTGGATATTGAACAGTTTCAAAAGCATTGGGGTCTGTATCCAACACAGCCAATGGACCAATTGATCCTGTTGATAGACCATTTGTCTTGAGAGCAGTAGCTTGTTCAACGGTCAATACTTCAATAGCCGCCATTTATTTTTCCTAAAAAGATTATACATACTATTTATGGCATACTCAGGCAAATTTATTCCCAAATATCCACAGAAATATGTGGGTGATTACACTAATATTATTTATCGCTCTTCCTGGGAGTGTAAGGTGATGTATTGGCTAGATTCAAACCCAAATATCGTTTCATGGGCGTCAGAAGAACTTATAATCCCTTATATATCACCCGTGGATGGCAAAAAACATAGATATTTCCCAGATTTTATAGTTAAATCTAAGACAAAAGATAATAAATTGAAGACAACCATCATTGAAGTTAAACCAAAAAAGCAATCTGTAGAACCTGAAAAAAAGAAAAAAGTAACAAAGCAATATATCCAAGAAGTTACCACATGGGGTATCAATCAGGCTAAATGGAAAGCTGCAACAGAATATGCATTGGACCGAGGTTGGGAGTTCATGGTGATAACGGAAGACCATTTAGGTCTCTAACTAAATAGTACATGGAATCTAAATTAACAACATTAGCAGAAGAAAAGAAACAGGCAGGCCTTAAAACCATGTCGAAGGATTCTATTGCTTGGTTAAAAGAAAAGATTGTTGAAATCAAAAGACCAGATAAAATATCTGCCGCCATTAGAGGTGAGACATTTAGAAAAGCTAATCAGTTTAAGATAGGAATGATGTATTGTTTTTTTTATGATCCAAAAACAAAAGATGATTTACCGTATTGGGATAAATTTCCAGTAGTTTTGGTATTAGAAAGGTACAATGATGGTTTTCTAGGATTGAACTTGCATTATCTACCAATAAAATACAGAATGGCATTTCTGTCTAAACTGATGAGGTTTGCTCAGTTGACAGCAGAAGATGATATTAAGCGTATGCGTATATCCTATGAGATCCTAAACTCAGCCAAGAGATACGCAGAGTTCAGACCAATGTTGAAAAGATACTTATTTGGTCGCCTTAGGTCAAAATTACTAATGATTCAACCAAATGAATGGGATGTTGCATCAATGTTACCTCTACAGCAATTTAAAGGTGCTAGAACTTCCACAGTATGGAAAGATTCTATGCAACATTACAAAGACCATATGGCACACTTTAACCAGGAAGAAGAATAAAATGGGTACAATAAGTCAGTTTACAGCTAAAATTGGAGAAATTGCAAGGCCTAAACTTTTTGATGTTACTATTTCTCCGCCTGGAAAATTTCTTGGCGCAGCTGGAGGACCTGGATTTTTGGAAAATAAAGGTCTCAAAGATTTAAAATCTGTTGCAACAAATTTTAATTTTAAATGTGAATCCACAAATATACCAGGAAGAACATTTGCTACGACAGAACAAAAATTTGGATCAAATCCAACAGAAAAACATGCATATCATACAACATATAACGATATTGATATGACTATTATTGTTACGGAATCCGGCGAAAAAAATAGAGGATTACGAGAAAAAAGATTCTTCGATGCATGGATGAATTATATTAATCCATTAGAAACATATGATTTTATTTACAAACAAGATTATGTTGGGCAAATAACAATCAATCAGTACAATAGTTCAGGTGATGAGATTTTTGCTTGTACATTACTCGATGCTTTTCCAATTTCTGTCAATCAACTAGATTTGGATTGGTCAAGTGATGGTTATCACAAATTAAATGTAACTTTTGCCTATACTCGTTGGATAGCTTAACTTATATAATTACTTAATGAAAAGGAAATAGACTATGGCTTTACCAAAAATAGATTCACCAATCTTTGAATTGACTTTACCACTCAGCAAGAAATTAGTACGCTTCCGTCCTTTCTTAGTGAAAGAACAAAGAAATCTAATGATGGCTATGGAGGCAGATGAAAGAGAAACAATTGAAAAGAACATCAAGCAAGTTCTTCATAATTGTACCTTGACAGAGAATATTGATATTGATAATCTACCTATTATCGATATTGAATACTACTTTATTCAACTGCGAGCCAGATCCGTTGGTGAAGTTGTACAAAACAAATACCGTTGTGAGAACAAAGTAGAAGATAAATCTTGTGGCAACTTGATGGAAGTTAACATAAACCTATTAGACATTAAGATTACTGAATCACAAGAAAACAATTCTGAGGTTCAACTTACAGATAATATTATGATTAAATTGGGTTATCCAAAGTTTTCTGCACTTGATTCTGTGAAAGATTCAAAAAGTTCTACAGATATAGCTTTTGAAATGATTGTGAATAGTGTTGAACATATTTTTGATGGTGAACAATTCTATTATGCAAATGAAACAAGTAAAGAAGAATTGATTGAATTTATTGAATCTTTGAATCAAGAACAATTCTCCAGAATCGAAGATTTCTTTGATAATCTTCCTGTATTGAATAAGCGAATTGAAATGGATTGTAAGAAGTGTGGTTTTCATCATACTATTGAGGTGGAGGGCCTCGAAAATTTTTTCGGGTAGTGATGCGGCATGATACTTTGAGAAATTACTATACAACTAATTTCGCATTGATGCAGCATCACAAATATAGCCTGACTGAATTAGAAACCATGTTACCTTGGGAAAGAGATGTTTATATTAGTTTGCTTACACAACATATTCAAGAAGAAAATGAAAAGATAAAACAACAAAACGCAACTAAGAGATAAAAATGGAACAAAAAGTTTTCGACAGTATGCTCAAGTCCGGTGAATTTGAGCAAATGTTTAATGAAAATAAAATCAACGAATTGTTGAGTGTTGGAAACTTGTCTAAAAAACAAATAGACAAATTGGTCGAGCTTGGTAAAAAATTATCTAAGAGTGAGTTAAAGAAAAGGCAATTAGAATTATCTAAACAGCCTGGATATAAAGAACATATATTGGTTCCGTTAATTCAAAAAATTCTTGCTGAACAAGGTCGTTCCCGTGATCCTGAGACTGGTCGATATGTAAGAAAGGCGGAACAACCACCTGAAGAACAGAAACAAGAGGAAGAAGATCCTGAAGATTCAGGAGATGAACAAGACACAGCAGAAGAACCTGAAGATAATAAAGAAACGAAAACAGGTGGATTGGGTAATAGATTCAAGAAAATAGCCAAAAAGTTTATTCCTCAGAAAATGAAGAATATGTTTTTAGGACCCAAATCAAATACATCACAAACAATAAATTCAAAAGTCAACACAGAATTATATACTAAAGTTGGTTCTTCTAAAAGACCTAAACTGCGTAAAGGTGACGGTGCAGGTACTGTAGGTGCTAAAATTTACTCCATTTTAAGAAATGATATAGAAGAAAAGAAATTAACCAAAGAGTTAAAAAACAATTTTCGTGAGAGTAAAGTGGATAATGAAAAGAGAAGACATGATGAGATAATGGAAGCTTTAGGTCACAGTAGTGGAGGTAAAACTGAGAAAACTGGTAAAAGTGATGAAGAAGTCGCTTCTAGTGGTGCCGGAGAATTGATAACTATGTTAGGTTTAGGTGCAGCTGCGGCTGGCGCCATTGGTGCAGTTGGTGTGGCATCAATGAAAACAAGTTCATCACCAGCATCATCAGCTGCAGCTGCACAAATATCTACAAAAAAAAGACAATATTCAGAAGATTTACAATCACCTCCAGTTCCTTTAGGAGGTGATAAAACATCAACAGCGTCAACGTCTCCTTCAGCGGCCGGGCCAGAAGAAATAATTGGCCAACACAATCGTCTATCTAAAAATGTAGAATCAACAACACCAGCAGAACCAGCACCAGCGGAACCAGCACCAGCGGAACAAGCACCAGCGGAACAAGCACCAGCAGAACAAGCACCAGCAGAACAAGCACCAGCAGAACAAGCACCAGCAG